CCTCCCGGTCCAGCGACCTGATCACCCGCCAGATCTCGCCCCGCAACTCTGCCGGCGACCAGCTCGGCCCGTTGCCGGCGTCCGGCCCCGGCCAAAACCCATACAGCGCCAGGGCCGTCCTGGCCCGGTCCGACGACCCGCACAGTGACCCAGATCCCGAACTCCGACCAACCCGGCCAGGCCCAGATGTTCGAGCCTCCTGAGCACTCGTTCCCTTCATCATTTTGATCGCTCCTTCTACCAGAAACGCCAAAACCCCACAACGGCCGTTCCAACCTGGGAGCGATCAACTCTGGCAGGCGGCGTAGCCGTTGTGGGGCTTTGACCACATCAAGCGCACCGTGTGCGCCGAGATATGAAATTGGGCGACGGCTGGAAACGAAAACGCCGCTCGCAAGAGTTGATCGCTCTGCCATCATCTTACCATACCTCGTGTCCAAAAGTCAAGTCCCCCCGTATGGGCATCACGCCCTTTAGGTTCGCGGGAATCAAGCCAGTAATAATAGACAAATGGAAACTCTTTCTGAACCAACCTCTCAAAACCATCGGGCCGAATAGTCTCATCGCCAGAAAGAGATACAAATACACGCCATTTGTTTTCCAACTCGGTAAAGATTGAGAATATCGCCTCGTTCCTTTTGGCGTGCCGTGTTTCAATTAGCGCCTTGGACTCCATCAGAAAATCAAACGCGATCTTCCTCAACTCATCTACCGTAGGATTGTCACGATAGCGCGCCGCGTACTCTTTGGCCTTCACGCCCCTGCTCCTAACCTCGCGTCCAAAAGTCAAGCCCCCGTCCTGTAGGGGCAACCCTCGTGGTTGCCCTCCGCGCCATACCCCGGCACGCATAACAACCACTTATCAGTCCCGGCTCTCACCCCCTTCTCCCCCTGGGAGAAGGGGTCGGGGGATGAGGTCCTATCCCATCAGCCTCGCAAACTGCTCCGCGCTGATCCCCTTCTCCTGGCTCCCCGCCGCCGTTGACCCTGGATTCATCACCTCGCCAAGCGCCTTCACCACCTCGATAGCCAGCAGCCGCGCCTCCCAGCGCTTCCGCCGGGCATACGCGCCCACCAACTCCGCCAGCGTCAGATCGTCCAAATCGTCTGCCCACTGTCCCCACTCGGACAGAGCTATTTCGTCTCGGTCGCCTTGCTCCCCAGGCCACTGAGAAAGCTCATCAGGCTCTCGAAAGGGTATGCCAGGCGCAGCACCTCCACAAAGGCCAGCATCACCTCGTCGTCGAACGCCTCCGCCTCGATGCGCGCCGAATCCGCCTTCAACAGCGGCGAGTAAGCGTAAAGCATCTCCAGCAGCGTATCTGGCGACCGCAGCAACACCCCGCGCAACGTATCGAGCAGCCCGCCCAGATTCTTCCCGTCCGTCAATTCAATGCTGCCGGCACCCGAAAGCGCCAGCGCAATCTCCTCGAACGGCTTTTGGAACTCTGTGCGCCACTCCCGCGCCGCCTTGATCGGCAACTGGTTCACTTGATATGACTGCCCGCCTAGCGTAACCGTAATATTGCGTGCCATCTTTCCCCCCACCGTAGGTGGCGCGTGTCCCGCGCCCTCCGACTCCGACCTCGCCCTTGTTCTCTCCCCCCCACATCCATCCTCTCCCCGTTCCTACCCCGCAGCCGTTGTACCCAACGCGCTACACGGGGTAGGAAACTGGGGTGGGGAAACCCTCTCCCTTCCCTCGCCAGGGGAAGAGTTGGGGATGAGGGTACAACAAATAGAGCCGGCTCATGCCGTTGGATCTGCCGTGATGTGGTGAATCTTGTAGAGCCGCTGTCCCTTCGTCTTCGTCATGTCCTCCCATCCGCTCCCCTTGAGCGTGATGGCAGACTGCTTGCCCTTGTCCAGCTCGAGTGGCGTCCCGGCAATGCAGGTTCCCTTGTAAATCTGCATCCGTACTGGTTGGTCAAGGCTGCTGACCGTGTTGATCCACTCGAATCCCCAGGTATACGGCGTGATGTCTTGCTCACCGCCGCTCACCAGGTCAGTGTACGCATGGTGGGTCGCGTCCGCTGCCTGAGTGGTCAGCGTGCCACCGATGGCATACTGCAAGTTCGCGTTGGTTTCCTCGGCCAGCGTCACTTCCCACTCGATGGCCTCGTCGTTCACCCACTCCTTCACCGGCGCATTAGCTTCCTGGATCTTGCCCTGCGCCTTGTTCTTCGTAAACGTGAACTTGAGCGGCGCTTCCGTCCAGCCCAACTGCGTCCAGTTTCCGCCCCAAGCCGTCCCCGCGCCCACCGTGTCCGCCGGCAGCGCCTCACCTACCGGTGCCCTCCACAGTGTTGCCGGTCCGTGCACGATATAATCAGTGCTACTCATGTTTCCTCCTCATCTCTATTCCCAACCTCATCTCCCCTCTCCCGTTGTACCCAACGGGGGAGGGCCGGGGGTGGGTCCTACACCAACCGGAACACGCCCGTCGTAATGGTCGTCACCGCCGAATAGACCACCCAGATGTAATCCCCGGTGTAGCACCACGTCTTGGGGAATGGCCCGATCACCTGGTCATCCAACCCATTCGCATCACCGGTAGCCTTGATCGTGTACGTCTTCGTCGGCAGCGTCAGGCCATCCACCACCGTCCCCGGCGTCAGCGTCACCGTAATGTCTCCGACGCTGCCGTTCACGATCTTCAAATACTCCCGGCCCGATGTGATGAACTTGTTGCCATGCGTCGCGGTTGGCGCAACCAGCGTCTTATCCGCCGAAACGCCATCCCTCGAAACATCCACCGGTGTCAATTCTACCGCACTCGAATAAGCCATGCCAACCTCCTGTTTCCCATCCCTCCCCCATTCTCTCCCCTCTCCCGATGTACCCATCGGGGGAGGGGCTGGGGGTGGGGTGGATCAATTGTCCAACCACACCCGGAAGAAGCACAGGCAATACGGCCAGTCAACCTCCGGCTCTCTCAACAACTGCGGCAGCGTCTCCATCCTGGCGTACCTGAACCCGAGCCCGTGCGCATCGTTCAGCGCATCGTACAGCGCCTCCGCCACCGACCGCGCCTTCGCCTCCGTCTCCGCATAGCATCGGAACTGAACACTCGGATGCAACTGGCGCGAAGAATACGCCTGATCCCCGCCGCGCACCCCGAATAGAATCGCGGACCCATCGCCCGCCGGCGTATAACCTGCTGGCAGATCAACACTCGCATACACCCGTTGGCCCACCAGTGTCGTCAACGCCGTCACCGTCACCAAGTACGCCCGGATCACCGCCTCAACGTCAGTCATGTATCCTCTCGCGGTAAACTTCCTCAGCGATCCCGCCTGCCCGTGTCGCAACGATTGAGGCCGCCCAGAAAAGGAATGAACGCTTCACTTCCTGGTAGATGGCATAGTTCGCTCCGACCACAATCAGAGCACCGCTTTTCCCGCCGAATTCAATCTCTGCTGGCAACTCTTCTTTCGGTGCCATCCGATCTGTGACAGTTACCCGCTGGTGCAAGCGTCTGCTCAGACGTGTTCCGGCGCTCTTCTTTAGGCTTTGACTTTCCGCCTTGCTGCGCGCATCATCATAACCGTTACGAACACGTCCATCGTACCACCGCGAGACGACATACACACTGTTGAGCAAAAAGCCAGTGTCAACCTGGTTATTTGCGACAATGTTCGCCTTCGTCTGCGCCTCGATTTGATGCGCAATCGCCGTCAGTGCCTCATCCGTCGCGTGCTCAACCACAACCTTGATGTGGTCCAGATACAACTTCACTTCCGCGTCGCCGCTCGCCATCTCTCTCCTCCACCCTCTCCCGTGTACACACGGGGGAGGGTAGGGTGGGGGCTAGACCGTCGCCAACTTCAACCCGAGCACAACCCCGCTTGGCCCACGCTTGATCGGCCCCGTCGCCTCATAAGTCGCCGCCGTGGCCAACTTCACCCCGAACCGGTGCGTCACCCGCACACGATCCAGATTCGTAACATCCACCCACAACGGCAACCGCAGCACAGCGTCCAGTTCAGCCACCTGAGCCAGACCCAACCCCTCTCTCGGCCTGGGATACCCGAACCCGCACTCCACATACTCGGAACTTGGCACCCACGAGCGCAATGGCTTGCCGTAGGCATCCGTACCGCCCTCGACCAGACGCAAAATGTCGCAGCGGTCCATCATCGCCGCCTCCTGCGCATCCTGCATCCGTTCCAGTTCAACGCTTGTGAGCGTCCTCATTCAACCTTCCTCTTCCTCCCCTTCTCCCAATCCTTGGGAGAAGGGGCCGGGGGATGAGGTCAGCACGCATAACAAACGGTTATCAGTCCCGCTCTCTCCCCTCTCCCATCGTCCTCGATGGGGGGAGGGGCAGGGGGTGGGGCCCTATTCCGCCGCGTTCACAACCCAGCCCAACTCATTGGACTCCGGTGGCCACTGCACCAACTTGATTGTCCCAGCCGCGCGCCTCGACCGATAGTACCTGGCCCGACCCATCGCGTGCTCAAAAGTCTGGCTCCGAGCGTAATCACCGCCGTCCACCTTGAAATCGAAATCCCCAGACAGTCCGGCGGCGATCTCGTCCCACACATCGGCGGCCGCAGAATTCAGATCATAGGTTGGGATCCAGTCAGGCTCCTCGACATTCGTCGGGGGTTGCGTAGACTCATCCCAATAGTACGGCTCTTCCCCGCGCTCATCTAAAAGCGGATACCGCTCAATGTACCCCGCCAGGTCCGTGTCGGAATACTGCGAGCTGCCCACCGTACTCGTCATCCGCCTCAATCGTGCGATCTGCTCTGCCGTCGCCGCCATGTCCTACCTCTGTAGGGGCAACCCTTGAGGTTGCCCCCTTGTGGTTATCCTCTCGCGGTTGCCCCTCAGATGCCTACGTCCCGCGCACATACTCGACGAACAAGATCGCATCCAGCCCCACCGTCGTCGCCGATCCGGTGAAGCAGATATACTTGGACGTCGTCCACAGCGCCGGTGCCGTGATCTCGGTCTTGGTCGTGTTTTGCATCGCGTGGCCGTTGTACATCTTGTCCGTGATAGCACCGTTCATCGCCAAGGCGTTGATGATGTCCGTCGCATCCGTCGCGGCTGCCGCTCCAACGCCGATGTCAATGTTCGCCGAACCCGTGCTGGGCGTCAACACCAGCAACGTCGTCCGCAAGATCAGAATGTCAACGCCTTCCGGGTTAGCCACGGCCCCGATCCCGCCCGCGGCCGTCGAAGCGACGCCCGTGATGCGGATCGCCATCGCTCCACGTCCCTCTGGATCAACTGCTACTGTCATGGTGAACCTCCTCGTTCCTTCGTAGGGGCGAGGTTCCCTCGCCCCGATGATGTCTCGTAGGGGCGCGGCTCTCAACGCCCGCGCCCATCTTCCTATCCGCTGGTGACGATCAGTTGGCCGGAATTCACCGCGCCCTGGACGCCTGTCGAGATGAGCATATTCATGTAGATCAGGCCGGTATTGGCGTGATCCCAGTCCGTCGCGCCGATCTTCCAGCAATCCAGCAACAAGACGCGCTTGGAACTTGGATCAGTCCCACCGGTGAAGACGAAAGCGCTGGCCATCGTCGAGGTGCCCAGGTTGATGAATGCACAGTTCTTGAATATCCAGGCGCGATCCAGCGCCGTGGCATTCATAAACTCAACCAACCCCGCCGCCGTGCTTCCGGCATAACCGTGGAGGATACAATCCTCAAAGATGTTACGCGCCGCGCCTGCCGAAGCATTGACGACGATCGCCATAAGCCCCGTTGCACTTACCACAGTGTCCATGCCGAACGTGCAGCATTTGAACAGGTTCTCACTCCCACCTGCCGCAATCTGCAAGCTCGCGCCGGCGTCAATGGCCTGAGCAGTATCCACATTGCCGCAGAACTCGACGTTATCAAAGTAGTTGCGCTCGCCGCTCAACCGGACACACACCAGGCTGGTTGCATCACTCGCCTGCTCGTGCACGAGACGCAGGTTCTTGAAATGACAACCCGCCCCTGAGATAGTGATCCAGGGCGACAAGCCGTCTGCCCCTGAGATGATGCGCGTGCGCTTGCCATAGCGCGTCGGAGCACCCAGGCCCACCAAGTGCGTCAAGTTCTTGTCCCAGGTGATGGCAGCGGTTTCAGTCACCGCCGTCATACTGCCAGCGACCAGCACCGTGTCGTGATGGCCAGTCACACACAAGTCCTCAGCCGCACTCACCGTCTTCAGTGGCTTCGTCCACCGGTCGCCCGGATTGTCGTCGTCGCCATGAACGGGATCAACGAGATAATACTTGCTGTTCGGTCCTCGCGGGATCCCGCACAGTGCCAGATATTCCTTGATTTCCTTCGGGTAAAGACTCATTTCACACCTCCTGGTGTAGAGGCAAACCCGTCTCTATCTTCAGAGACTATGGTTGTCCTTTTCGTAAGGGAACCCTTCACCTTCTCTTACGGTGTCAACACCGCGAATGCACAGCGGCTCGCCTTCGTGCCCTGGATGCGATTGACCGGGTTCGGCAGTTGCCAGCCCAGCCGCAGCACCAAGCGCAGCGCCACCATGTCTTGCTGGAACAAGTTGTAGACGATGTTCCCGCCAGCATCCTGGATCACGCCCTGGTCGGCGATGAACCACGAAATATCTTGGCGCACCGCATACACCAAAGTCCGCCAAGAGCCAGACACCAACAGCGAGGCCGTCACGTCAACCGCGCCGTTCAGCGGGAACAAGATCGGGGAGCCGTCCAGTTCGTACCGCGTCTGGTCCTGCATCGAGGTCTTGAAGATCGGTTGCCCGTTCGCATCGCGCGTTCCGCGCAACTTGCTCTTGAGTGTCACCGCCCCGATGTGCCCGTCAGGCACGTAACCTTCCGCCTCCAGCAAGGCGATCACGCCATTCTCACCCAGCAAGTCCTCGTACAGGTCAGCGCCAGTTCCCAGCGCAACCGTATTGCTGGCCGCCACCGCTGTAGCCAGAATGTCATCTGGCCATGAAGCTGGTGCATTCGTCCCGTAAAGCACAGCTTGGTCAAAGGCCAGCCCCGCCGCTTCTTGCGCCAGCGGTTTGACCTCGTCCCAGATCGGGAACTGGTTGTCGTCGAGTGCGCTCTGTGGAATCGGCACGATCACTGCCAGCTCCTCGGCCGTGATTGTAATGCCTTCCCAGTTCACCTCGCTCGTCTTCTTCAAGCCGGTATCGCCATTGACAAAATACGCCAACGGCAGCGCGCTTAGCACCGGCATCGTGCGTTGCTGCGTCGTCATGTCGCGCAAGCGGCGCCCGAGCCGCATCACTGCGCTTTGCTCGGTAGCCCCCTGAATGATCTCGCGTGCATACTCCACTGGAATCATCCCGCCCATATCGGTGCGGGAGATCAAACTGTTGTAAGCCATCGTATCCTCCTTATATCCGTTCTATCCGTTGCCGTCTCGATTAGATGTTTCCGAGTTCGTTGTTACCGCCGCCCAGCCGCCCGCCTGAGCATCGTGTCCATGTCCTCCGGCGCACCAACCTGTGCGCCTGTTCCGGTCCCGGCATTCGAGCGGGCTTGTCCTTGTTGAGCCGCGCCGAACAACTCTGGGTAATCAGCCTTCAAAGCCAGCCAGTCAATAGCACTGGTGCCGCCCTTGCCGCGCCTGACGTATCCCTCGCCATTTTGCACGGCCAGCCAGGCCAACTTTGGATTGCGGCACCCGATCTCCGGTCGAGCCGCATCCTCAAAGAAATCAGCGCGTGCGTTCGCCTCCTCCAGTCTCTTGGACATCTCATCCAGCGCCTTGCGCTCGTCGCTGCCTTCCTTCTGTTTCCCGGCCATCTCCTTGAGTTGCTTTGCCAAATCAGAGCGCTGATCCCTCTCGGATTGCAGCGCACTTCGCAGCCCGGATGTGTGAGACTCGTACAACTTGTGCACATCTTCCGGTTGTTCCGCCAGCCACATCTCCCACGTGACCTGCGGTTGCTGCCCTTGCTGTTGGCCTTGTTGCTGGCCTTGTTGCTGCCCTTGCTGTTGGCCTTGTTGCTGACCTTGTTGCTGGCCTTGTTGTTGACCCTGTTGTTGGCCTTGCTGCTGCCCTTGCTGTTGACCCTGTTGCTGCCCCTGTTCCTGTGCCATCTCGGCATCTCCTTTTCTATCGCAGCATCTCGCTGCCTTGAAATTTGAACTCTTACCCCACGGGCCGTTTCTCGCCCGCAATATCGTAAGTGCTGTTCGGTGCCGTCGCACCAACCTGCCGGTAGAGTCGTATCAGTTCGCGCGCCGCAGTGCGTTTCTTGTCCACCGGAGCCTTCAACTCCTGCCGCGCCCCGGCCAACGCAGCAGCCGCAGGTCCGAGCGCGTTCCGGTTCAGCGTCCCATCTGGCTCTCGCACCGGCACCTTACATTCAGATTTTGCCGTTGGCGCGCTGGCGTGCAAATGAATCAGGCACGCCCGGTGCCACTGCTCAACCGAATAGTCCGACTCCCGGAAACTCCCCCACGGCTTGTTGCTCACATTCACATTTGCCATACCTCCTCCTGACTACAACCCCGCTCCCGTTCTGTACTCGGAACGCATAACAACACATTATCAGTCCCGCTCTTCCTCTCCTCTTCTCCCAAGCCTTGGGAGAAGGGCACGTTGTACCCAACGCGGGATGAGGGCCTGTTACAACAAAATCACCCAGCATTTTCTTGTAACACATAATCCGGTGTAGGAAGTGGCGCACCTCTACGCTTCCGAGCCACAAGCACCTTCCCCGCCTCGCTGGCCTCCTCCTTCGTCACCACCCCGTCATCCAACGCACCCCCTCCCCTCTCCTGTACCGAAGGGACAGGGGAGGGGCTGGGGGTGGGGTTCAACTCCCCATCCTCCACCATCCGCGCCACCAACTCACACAACACGCACGGCATGAATTCTCCGCTGTGCTCCTGGCCGCGCTCACCCTTGACGATAGTAACCCGCGTCCCGGCCTGGTCGCGCTGGAACGTCACCACATATCCAAGCACACTCAGCCGGTCAATCACCCGGAAAGCATCGTCGCAGTCAACTGCAAAATTACCTTGCTCGCCCATCCAGGTCGCCACTGCGCCTGATAATTCCTCATTTGACAGCTTCCATTCACCGCTCATAGCCCCATCTCCTTCAAGGACTTGGACACCAACGAGTTACCCCAAGTCTCGTCCTGGTGCGTCTTGACCATATTGTCAAATTCCACCTTCCCCGCCTTCCACGCAGTGAACAACTGCTTGCCCATGATCGCCTGCTGTTCATCTGCCTTCAGCCCGGAAAACCAATCCCGTCCGTTTGTCCATGTCACCTCTGGCAAATCTTCAACGATCGGGACCAGCGCGCAACGGCCACACGGATGTTCCTCGAACGCGCTCTCCAACTCGTACACCTTCCCGTCGCTCAAAATGCACGCCAGACACGTCCGCCCCTGCTTCGCCGCAATCCGCTTGTAGCGCGTCACCACCCCGCTCTTGATATACTGCTGGCGCGTGGCCTCGCGGTATACCCTCAACTGCTCCGTCCGCGCGAGCACTAGGCATCGCTGCAATCCACCCGCCAACCCGTTCGCCATCATCCGTGCCGTAACGCGCGGATTCTGTCCCTTGGCGATAGCCTCAACCAACGCCTGCGTCAATCCATCAACAGCATCCGGCCACGCCTGGGCCAATAGATTGCGCAGCGGAGAGCCAGACGCCGTCAACCCGGCCATGCTCTCGATCACCTCTGTCGGCAAAATGTCGAAAGCAGCCCGAACAACACCGGAATCGCGGTACAGTGCATCGAGCGTCGTCAGCGCATGTTCAGCGCCGTCATTCCCCCACCGCACCTGTTGCTCCGTAATCAATACATCTGCGTATCGGGTATACTGGACGAGCTCGCCTTGAGCCTGTGCCAAGAGCGAACGATACCGCTCCAACTCCGCCAACCTCCACGGCTTGATCGTTTCCCCCGCAACTCTCCGCCGATCAATGTCCAATGCCAGCGCCGTGATCTGCCCTTCCAGCGCGTTTTCCACCAGGAGCCAGTGCGCAACCATATCCAGCATTTGCGCTTCCTCTCGTCTCAACAGCGCATCGCGGAACGCATTGATAACCCGAATAACTCCAGGCTCGTCAGGCATCTCTACTCCCTAATCTCCAATCTCCAATCTCAATCACGCTCCAATAACAATTGCTTATCAGTCCCGTTCTCCCTCTCCTGCGTACTCGCGGGGGGGCTGGGGTGGGGGCCACTATCCCCCCTGGTTGAACTTCCTCTGCGCCTCAGCCATCGCCGCCGCTAGTGTCACCCTCTGCGCCGTTCCCTCGGCCGCCCGGTCTCCGTCCATCTCGTCAATTTCCGCCGGCGTCCAGCCCTCGCGTCTCACCACCGTCCGCAACGGAATACCCGCATCCGTATTGGATTTGATGATCTCCGCCTGCATCTTGGGCTGCACGGTCTCCGGCTTGGCATAGATCGCCTGGATGCTCTCAACCGGCGTCTCTTTCCCGTCCAACTTCAACAGAAAAGCACCTACCTCTTTCCACGTCGCGCTAAACCGCCGGATATAGCGTCCAACTTTTTTGTTGAGTGGAGCCTCAAGCGCGATCAGAGCCTCCCCGCTGGGATCCCCACCCTGAGAAAAAAAGTAGTGCTTGGGCGTCCGTGAGATGATACCGATGCTGGCCGCCAACTCATCCATTGCCTTGATGTAATTGCCCAGGTCGGTTGCGGAAAACTCGCCGACGCTTGTATCCTGCCCCTGCCCATCCGCGGCCGGAATGTCCCAGATTTCATTCGGGGCATTCTTGAGCGTTCCAGGCCCAGTATTTGAAATGACGTACCGCTGGCGAAATGCGCCAAACTCCGCTGCTACCATCATATCGGCGAATAACTTGTTGACGCCATTTTGAAGCGTGATCGCATTGGCGAGTTCAGAACGTATCGTTCTCCGTTCGCGCCGCAAATGAAAGACCGGCACCTCTCCGGTTGGGTTCTCAGCCGGGTTGGGTTGCTCTTGAGTGCTGGTCATCTTGATGAATGCTTTCACAGTCGTGCTCTGATCCACCGCTTTCTCAGTGGCGTAATAGTCAAAGTAATCGGCATAATACAGCGTTGCAAACATCCGCTTATCGGAATCCGTCCACATCTTAGCTGCCCACTTTTTCTTACGAGGGTTCTCAGAATCGTATTCAATGTGGCACAAGCGCGGGTCGTTATAGAACGCCGCGACCTGTCCGTCGGCATCCTTCCACGCGATCACAAATGCTTCGCCCGTCACCAGCGCCGCCAGGTGCGCATCATCCGAGTCCAGGTCAAGCCCGGAGGATGCCCACAAGGCTTTGAGCCGCGCCGTTTTGGCTTCGTCGTTTGCAACAGCAACACCCTGCAACTCCAGCCGGTCAATCGCGCTGTCAATCACCACAGCGCACCAGTTCTGCTCGAATCGAGCATCAATCTGTTGGAACACCTCGCGCAGCCGTTGCGTTGAATAGACCAGCGGGTGATTGCCGTCATAGTAATCCCACAACGTGGAATAAGGCTGATTCTTGGCCCGTATTGTCTCAAATGCAACTTCAAGGTCGCCCATCGTCACCCCTGGTAACTTCGAGCCTGCCGCTGCTCGATGCGCATCGTCGTTGCCACGATCCCCAACGCATACGCATCGGCCTTGTCGTCGTGCTCACCTTCCGGCGCGCGCAACGTGCTGCCCTCGATGCTTGCCAACTGCGTGTAGGTATCAAAAGAGTGCAATATCGTTGTCCCATCCCGAAAGGCGTCCGCCGTCTCCGAATACATCAGCGTCTTGCCCTTCGAGTTGCTCAGCCAACCGTCCTTGCCATCGTATCCCGGCAGCCGCTTGAGTTTGCTGTTTTCCTTGAGCCACAACAAGACCGCGTGCCCGTGATTGTTCCGCTCGACCAGCGCGGCCGCATTGTTGAACCAGCGCCCCACCTCGTCAATGTGGCCCGCCAACGTGCTGGGTTGCAACTTACCCGCTAGTTGCGCCATTTCCTCTCCCGTCTTGTGCTCGAGCACCGCCATCGCACTATCGTCGCTCGTCGGGTTCCCCTCTGCCGGGTCAGCCCCGATCACATACGACTTGTTCGGCTCGGGCACCCGGTAGACCTTCAGCCCAGGAATAGTCGGAGCGCCGATGGGCAATTCACGCAACCCGCTCTCTTCCTTGAAACACGCCTCAATCCAAACCGGCGGGATCCGCTTATCCAGCGTCCTGGGCGCAAGCGCCTCGGTATCCGATGCCGGGTATTGCTCATTCAGATCGTCCAGGCTTCCCGTTCGGCTCAAAATGTCCCGGCGTTGCGCATCGTACCAGACCGCATCTCTCCCCGGCCTCACGTTCCACGGCAAAAACACAGCCACCCAATCCGATAGCTTCTGCTTGGCCGCCTTGTAGATCGCCTTGAACTCTGAAAGCGGCGCGCTCTTGTTCGGTCGGGAGATCAAGATCATTCTCCCGCCAGCGTCAATCGTCGGCTTGACCGCGCGCATCAAATGGTTCAAGTCCGGCACCAGGTCTGCCTCGTCCACGATCGCCAGCGTTGCCGTGTAAGAATCGCCCGCTCCGGTGGGAAAGGCTCGCGCCACACTTCCGTTGCTCAATTGCCATTCGTGGTCATTATCTTCAATGACCTCAATCCCGTACTTCAGCCACTCTGGCAAATGCTCCCACATTCCCTTGAGCCGGTCGTCGAGCAGGTGTACCGCCTCGTCGTCTCGGCGAGAAAACAGCAACACCACCGCCGATGCCCTGAACATCATCAGCCACAAAGCAAACCCCAGCACCAACCAGGTCAAGCCCAACTGCCGGGCCTTTAGGATGATGACAAGTAGATTGGTAAAGAGCGTGTGCAGCGTCGCGCGCTGCTCGGGCCACAAGCTAAACGCTATCCAGTCGCCGACTTTAGCGTCATAGATCTTGCAATAGTTCCCGATAAAATAAGCTGGTTTCCTGTAGCATTTGGCAATCTCGACAAGTTGCTCATCCTTCGTCATGGCTGATGCCGAAGCCGACGCCATCACCATCGTCATTTACCGCCTCGTCCGCCTTCCGCAGCGCCGCAACCACGTCACCCACATTGAACAATGCACCGCCGTCTTTTCCGGTGATCTCCCGCTTGGGTTTGTAATCCCCCGTCATCTCCAGGAACAACTTGCGATCCGAATGGGCCAGGTGATGGTGCTGCTTCGACACCGCCACCAATGCCTCGATCACATCTCGCCGGTGTTGAAAGAGTGGCGCAACTTGCAACCTTGCCACCCTCTCGTCAATCGCAGGGTCATCCTCGCGCCACTTGCGCAACACCCGGTCAGATTCAAGCCCTAAATGTCCAGTGGCCAATTCCGCTTGCGTCTTGGGCCAGCGCTTCGTCCTGGGCGAGGCCATCCACGCGATCAACGCCGCCTTCCGCCATTCCCATCCCTCAGCTCGCAACTCCAGGTACTCGATCCACCATGGGCACTCGTTTCGTCCCTCGTTGAAATTCTCAAAAGCCGCTTGACTCTCGGCCTGCCCTGGCGTATCCTCTGGTATCGGCTGTCCGTCTGGCCCGAGCGGAAACGCGCCAATGCCATCGTCCGGCGGAGCCTTCCATGTGATTCCCTTTGACTTTCTCTCCTCTCGTGCTGCCCGCCGTCGCTTCTCCTGAACCGTATTCCCTTCTACCTTACCATTCCCTACAGCCATTCACCTTCCGTTCCAGTTCTACACTCTCCCCCCTTCTCCCAATCCTTGGGAGAAGGTCGCGTTGTACCCAACGCGGGATGGGGGGCCGGCACGCATAACAAATGATTATCAGTCCCGCTTCTTCCCCTCTCCCGTTGTACTCGACGGGGGGGGGGCCAGGGGTGGGGTCCCTTCACTCCCCCAGAATCGCCTCGAACACAGCCCCCCGATCCACAACAGCCTCGTTCGCCAGAACGATATTCAACTGGCGCAATCGCTTGCGCACCATGAGATGCGCCGACTCCAACATGCTTGTCATCGTTCCCTCGGCCCATTCAATCGCGCGAGCGCGTTCAGGATCGGTCAAGTTCCCTTGCCAACTCTCATCTTCGCAGAGAGCCGCAATCACGCCTCCGATAGCTCCATTCATGCAACCACCTTTACGGCGTCATAGAACATGACGCGCAAAAACACATGCCCCGGGTCGCTTCCAAATCGGTTCGCATACTTCGCAACATCGCCCAAAACCTCGCTGCCAGGAAGCGCCAGAGGGTCCATGATCTTTACGGATTTCCCGTCAGTCGAAAGCGAGATCACACGAACATAGTGCTGCACAGTGTTGATGACGCCGTTATGACTGACGCCGGCGATGACCATGCCATTCCCCGCCAAACAGCGGGTCGCCTCGGCAATCGGGGCTGCGGTCTTGAGACAGGATACATCCTTCGATAAACGGAATCCCAATGGCGCAAAGCTGTCCAGGATAACCTTGTTGAGCTGGCCCTCGCCGTTATCAACGAACGCCTTGCGCTCAGCCAGCCACTTGTTGAGTTCTCCGGGCGTCATCGTGGTCGCACTTGCAAAACAAGTCAAGAGACAACCATAAGCAGCCAGGGTATATTTCTTGCTCGTCGCCAGGCCGAGCAAATCATCGCCCCAGCGCGAATCTCGTTGCGACCACGGACGGAACGGAACGCCGGAAGGTGTAACGTTTTGCTCTAGCACAGCTTCCATATCGTCCAGAGCAAGACGGATTCCAGCGATAGTCCGCCTGAAATACTTGTCTCTGTCTGTCATTGTCGCACCACCAGTGGGAGACAAAGTCCCCACGCCTCGCGCATCCACTCGGGATAGCGAACTAGTAGAGCAGCCAAGTCGCTTGGGGTTTGCGCCCACAATGGGATGTAGGATAGCGAATCGCACGGAGCATGGCACGCCGGATAAAGATTGCAACCGCGCTCCCACACATTCACCGCGATCACGACCCGATTAGCACAACTGTTCACACACGCATCCACTGCGCTGGTTCCGATGCTCCAGCCTTTTTCAGCCAGGCTCGGAGCCGCAGCCACATACCACTCAGCTTCGTAGCCGGGAGGTAGCAAGACCATCACTCGCGGGGTTATCGAAAGTTGGCAAGTCACGGAAATTCCGGGCGGGGGCGTCACAGTCGGGCCGGGAGTCCGGGTAGCTGTCGGAGTATACGTTGGCGCAGGTGAAGCAGTCGGCGTAGGAGTCGGCGGGGTAATATCCTCCACAAAGAACGAGTCTCCGTAAGCGTTCGAGTTCTTCATCCCAAAGCGTGTGTCGTAGACCCAAAAGAACGTTGCGCTATCCGCTCGCGCCATGAAGGTGAGCGATGGGATACTGTGAAACTCGTTATAGATGATCGCCCCCGGTCCACAGACCACGGCAGACCCAAAGATGTTTTCAGCGCCGTATGGATCAACACAGATGCGGAACCGGAAATTATCATTCGAGTCATTCAAAACCGGATCCCCTTCGACCGCATAAAAAGGCCCGGTCCCGACGCCGTGGCTGTAATGGGCATCGTTCGGGTCTTCATCCATCCGGCTCCAACCGAGCGCCTGACCGCCAATCCGATAAAGATGCCCCGGCTCCGTCTCCCAGGTCTGCTGCATCCCGCCCAGCAAGTGTCCGTACAACTTGAAAGCCGTTATCGCACATTCCCCCTCTAGGATTCTGAGAGGATCGAGATAGGGCGGCACCCGGCAAATGTGCAAAGTCTCGGCCCGTAGCACGGGTGAATTCTGGCCTAGCCGAGCGCCATAGCGAACATCAACGTACCGGCCGAGTTGCACCACGCCTGACGCCTGGTAGAGTTTCAAGTATCCGCCCCCGTCCACCGCAAAGACTTTCCAGTCGGTAGGAATGACCAACCCCGTCTCTCCCTTCGGCTGGTAGTGCGTCGGCAAGTCAAAATCCCCATTCTTCAACAGGTTGGTGAATTGTGACGAAAGGGGTAGTCCAAGAATTGACGGCGCAGGCGTGATGGGGGGTGACACAATCGGCCTTGGCGCAATGCACGCTGAAAGGCTGACCAGTGCAACGATAAGCAACAAGGTCCAGGTCACTCTATGTATGGACATCCTGATCTTCCTTACCAACCAACACGTCAAAAGCAGCTTTGATCTCACGATAAGTCAAGTCCTCGACCGCGAATTCCATTGTAGCGAGATTGGCCAACTTGTCTTGCAATTTCTCGGCCTCCGACAGAACAAGTGATAGGTTCTGCATATCCGCAATGATGAGAATACGCAGACGCTTGCGAACGCGGCGTGCATCGGATTCAGAGATTGTCCCATTCTCGTGAACCTCAACGCCTTCCCAAATCCCCCGCGACTCACTCATCTTCTAGACTCTTCGTTGCTCCATCCATTCGTCTTACGGCTCAGGTTCGCAATTCGTTCCAAGACTTCCCGATCTATATTGGGCTTTCCGCCCAATCCCTCTACCTGCTCCAGCAAGGTTTGGATGATGAGCACAAGTTCGTCAATCTGCTGCTGGTGTTTCTTGCGCTGTTCGTCCAGCATCGTTCCAACTTTGACGAGATCGGAGCGGAGTTCCAACGAGCGCTTCTCAGCCTCGGTAGCCCGTGCCTCTGCTCGCGCCAGTCGCTCCTCCGCATTGGTCAATCGTCGCTGCAAGTCCTCCCCGAACCGAATAGCTATTTCTGATTTTGACTTCTCTTCAGCCAAATCCGCCTTGAGGTTTTCGATTTCCACCCTCAGCGACTTGGAGAGCACATCCGCGCCCTCGGCGATGGACTTGGTCGCATCGTGTTGCGCCTTGTCCGCTGCGGCCTCCGCTGCGTCAATCTCCGCCGGAGCCTTGCGCCAGGCGAGAATCGCCAAAATCAAAGCTGGTAATCCTGCTATCAGTGCAAGCAGAATATCCCGTTCAAGTTGCGACATGTTTCCGCATCACGCCTTGAACTTGCGTACAAGCTCAGGATTACCCTTGGCAAGACCGCGTTGTGTGCTCATGGCCGTTGACTGGTCGAATTTATGCGTCACCTGACTGCCAGCCCAGATCAAAAAGCCCGTAGCAATGGCCGACCAGTACGGCTCGATCATGGCCCAGACATCTGGCGGAATGAACTGGAGCGCCACCCTCGCCAAAACCGGCAGTCCCAGGCTCAGCGCAAGCACCACCCACCATTTCGTATTCGGCGCCATGTCCTGGAACCACTTGAACTTTTCAAATAGAAATGCGATCACCGCGCCCACGCCGATCCCGGAGGCCAGCATCGCCAGCACATCCGTCAACGCCGGCACCGGCGGCGGAACGGCCGGCGGCTCAGTTCCCTGCGCCAGCGCAGAGCCACCCACCGCAAAAGCCAATACCGCCACAACCAAAAGCGTCAACACACTCACCACCGCCCCGATCCACGACCTTTTCATTTCACTCCTCCTCCGTAGGGGCGCGGTCTCCGCGCCCACTGCCCAAAACGAAAACGCCGCAATACGCTACTGCGTATGCGGCACAATGAACTTCACCCTCGTGCGATCCCACCCATTCATCGCAACTCCGATCTGAGTGCTGGATCGCCCCGGGATAACAAAAAGGCCTGGACGCCAAATCCCGGAGCGTCCAGGCTCACATTACAATATTACCACCACACCGCAACTCCTGTCAATATATTTGGGCGAAATTTAATCCCCACCACCCTGTTACAACAGAATAACCATCATTCTCCTGTAACAACAAAATCACTTTGGCGCTCCACCCTTCTCCCAATCCTTGGGAGAAGGGCCGGGGATGAGGGCCTCCTGCCTCTCCCGTATGTACCGGAACACCTCCCGCCGGCGCGGCACCAACAACAGCAGTCGCCCCACATTGAACAGCACGTGCGCCTCCGTCGCGTCCAGCTCATCCACCACCTGGTGCAGCGCCGCCCGATGATTTGCCACCGACACCGCCGGACAATTCGCCAGCGTCAACGGATGAAGCGGATACACCAGCAGGTCCACCAACGCCAGCCGCAAACTGCGTGCCTGCTCCTCCTCCCCCTTGAACAGCCTCCGCCACATCCCGGCCGTGAACCACACATTCGGTTGCGCAACCTCCGCGCCATTCCTGCTTCCACGCAGTCCTTTCACATTCATTTTGCCCAGATCCTTTCTTGAGCCTCAACAGGCCCAAACGCAAAAAGCCGCCGTTGAGTGTCACACCCGGATCTGGGCAGATCAGGAGGCGTTTGCTCAACGGCGGCTCTTTGCCGCCAAGTATACAGTTGTTCACGGGGTAACAAAAAACGCCCCGATGTGATCTGCCCAGATCGCCCTTATCCTACCACAAACCCCCCCGGCTTGTCAATCCCCCCCGCAACTGTCATTCTGAGGGCGCGCAGCGCCAAAAGAATCTCTACGCCAGCACCACTCTCGTGCCGCCCCCGGCTCTCATAATCCGTTATTATCGGTTCAGAATTACATGCCCTACTATCCTGAAAATTTGTGCCCATTTTCCCTATTGACAACCAACATGATTTATGATAAAATCATGTGTAGATTGACAGAGAGGAGCAACAACAATGGGAAACACCCACACGGTAAAGCTGATTGACGGACACTATCGAGTTATCAGCGGCAACCAATATACCCATGCAAAGGCGAATGCACAGGCGCGTCATCTCAATTCTCAACAGAGCAATGCACCTAAATCCCCCATCACATTTGATGACATCACGAGCGGTCTGGGCATCGGCGGGGTTGGCAGCGACGATTACAATATCAACACCGAACAGCCGACGCCGAATATCCCGACTGGAAAACCGCGCCCAAATGGGGGCGGACAACTGTGGGAACCCTGTCCGCGCTGTGGCGAGGAGCCAGTTCACCTCGATTGCGGTTACTGCGGCCGCCATTGCCAATGCTAGGAGCCATCATGTCTCAAACATCCGAGTACCAAAAACGTATCGAGATCGTCAAGCGTTGGCTGCGCGAGGCGGGATGGCAATCCGCTGACGGCGCATTTGACTATAGTGCCCTCCGCGCCCGCGCCGTGAAGCGCTGGTACAGTGCCAATCCCTCGCGCGCTGACCAACTCATTGCAAAGACGGCCCGCCTCATGCGGGGCGACGCAGTTCAAACCGCAGGCGGGCGACCACCCAAACATAGAAAGGCGGCCAAAATGTTCCCAATCAAAATTGAGAGCATGAAGATTGAAGAAATCCCGGTCAACATGCACGCTGGGACGGGTCTGCATTTTAGTCAGGCCATCGGCGTAATGATCGAGATGTCGTATCATGGCATCACCACACAATCTACGACCAACACATTGCTCGTGACACCAGACCAGTCTACGGCCTGGTGCAAAAAACAATGCCAGAATCTCATTGATTTAGTTCAGTCGTTTGTGTCACCTGGAGATGTCATGCGACTGGCCCATTCATACGATCCGCTGATCGCACTGGGTATTCCGACTCCACCCCAGCAACCGTATATAATGAATCACGGGCAGGCTGCCGCAGAGTGGAGCAAGCAAACAGGCCGTCCACTGGTGTATTACTACAATGTTCTGTACCAGGAATGGGCACGGAAATATAACGAGTGGCAACGCGAGCATCCAGAACTTGCGCTTGACTATGGGTGCCACATCCAGGACGAGGACTGGTTGCCAGTAACATGAATGCGATCATCAAACTCGAAGTCGTTGGTGATGATTGTCACGCCTACATGCACGCGCTTGATCGCGGCAAGATCAAGAATATCCAAGTCCGCGAGATGTGCCGGGCGATGAAATATGGACAAGTGCGTTACTACCCATCCGTAACATGCCTGGAGCAAAATGGTCGCACTCCCATCCCGCGCATGATGAAAGACTATAGTCATGCTCAAAAGCTTGGCGCTCGTGGCGTGTACGATTGGTACACGCTTGAGCCTGGGCGATATGAAATCAGAGAGTGCGTTGAGTTGGGCGTGATGCGGACGAGACGTATTACCGTCGCCCCGGATGGTTCAATCCAAGAGGATAACGATGCCTAAACGAATGCTTGGAATGAGCGTGTACGAAGCAACCCGTCAACGTATCTCGTGGACATTCGACACATTCCCGCGTGTCTACGTCTCATTTTCCGGCGGGAAAGACTCTACTGTGATGTTGCACATGGCGATGGATGAGGCAATCCCGCGCGGGCGCAAGGTCGGCGTTCTATTTCTGGATTTGGAAGGGCAGTATAAACTCACCATTGACCACATTTTGGAGGTGCTCGATCTGTACCGTGACAATATTGAACCTTACTGGGAATGTCTGCCGATCCATCTGCGCAACGCTGTCAGCATGTATGAGCATCACTGGATCGCATGGGAACCTGGACGAGAAACCGACTGGATCAGGCAACCCCCAGACATCGCCATCACCGATCCATCATTTTTCCCGTTCTACACCTATGCAATGGAATTCGAGGAGTTTGTGCCAAAGTTCGGATTTTGGTATGGTCAGGGACAGTTGACAGCCTGCATGGTTGGAATTCGCACAGCAGAGAGCCTGAATCGCTGGCGCACCATCGCTGGGCATGGCGTCAAATTCGGCGGTCGTGGATGGACTAACTGCGTCCGCGAGGATGGTGACGATCCGACCTTGTGGAACATTTACCCTATCTATGATTGGTCAACCGAGGACATCTGGACCTATCACGGCAAGACCGGCAAGCCCTACAATCATCTCTACGACTTGATGTACCAGGCCGGATTGACGATTCACCAGGCTCGTATCTGCCAGCCCTATGGGGACGATCAGCGAAAAGGGTTATGGCTATTTCACCTGATCGAGCCAGAGACGTGGGCGCGTGTAGTGGCTCGTGTGAACGGAGCCAACAGTGGCGCGCTCTACGCCCAAGAATCTGGCAACATCCTTGGTCGTCTGAAAATCACGAAACCGGAAGGACACACATGGCAATCGTTCGCTATGCTCCTGCTAGAGAGCCTTCCGCCACAAACAAAGGAACATTTCACCAACAAAATCGCTGTGTTCATACATTGGTGGCAAGAACATGGGCACCCGACGATACCCGACGAAGCTGACGTCGAGGCCGAGGCTCAAAAAACAGTTCCGAGTTGGCGGCGTATCTGCAAGGCACTTTTGCGTAACGACTACTGGTGCAAAGGCTTATCCTTCAGCCAGCACAAATCACAGGCATACGAGCGCTACCTAAAGATCATGAGAAATCGGAGGTCGGCATGGGGAATCTTACCCTAATCGGAAACAATGTCATTGAGCAGGCAAAATCGTTGTGTGAGGAAATCGCTGGATTGCCAAACGACGAACGCATTGAAGTTATCAACGAGATCAAAATCGCTCTCCATGCCGTCAGCCCACTCAAAGATGAGCCGGTAGATTGCGTGTTGTGGGTTCTGTCTGATGCGGTGGAGGCTAATGACTATAACCCTAATCAGGTCGCGCCGCCGGAGATGCGACTGCTGGAATTGAGCGTAAAAGAGGATGGTTACACACAACCCGTCGTTACATGGCTGGTAGATGGTCACCGCGAGGTCGTAGATGGCTTTCACCGCACCCGCATCGGTAAGGAATGTAAGGCGATACGAAAACGCACGCTCGGATATTTGCCAGTAACAACCATCAACACATGGAGAGAGGATAGATCAGACAGAATCGCGTCCACCATCAGGCACAATCGTGCGCGCGGCAAACATCTAGTGCAAGGCATGAGCGAGATAGTTGTCGAGTTGTCGCGCCGGAATCATTCGGATGAATGGATTGCGCGCGAATTGGGGCTTGATCCAGACGAGGTATTACGTTTGAAGCAAATCAGTGGCCTTGCAGAGATGTTTGCTAGTCGTGAATTTTCTGAGGCGTGGGAGGCAGGCAAGGAGTCTGGATGAATGCATGAGGGGTATGTTAAGTTTTCTTATAGTTGATTCAGTTGTCAAAGTTCGACAGCCGCGCCCGCAAGCGCGGCTTTTTCGTTTCACGAAGCATCTGGCGGTTCAGTATCCTGATTCGATAAGTCTTTCTTATCAGTCCCGTAGGAGCAACCATCGTGGTTGCCCCTCTATTGCAAATAAACTCGACTTCCCTCGATCTCCTTCAACCGAAGCGCAATCTGCATCCTCTCGATAGCCAACTCCCTGTTGATCTCTGTGGTCGCCGCTCTGCATTCCGGGTTCTGGCATACCTCGAACTCCTCAATGTGCATGTCACGCTCGTGCCGCGCTTTGGCGGCCGCAATAGTTTCCTTGCTCATGGTTTCCCCCTTCTCTCAAATAATGCCCTGGCTCATGGCGTCGCCAGTGGCGATTGAAACGGCGTCGGCAATGGCGAGCACGGCGTCGTCACAGGTGAACAAGTCGGGCACGGCCACGCTATCGTCGCCGGCGCCGGTGGCATAACAGTTGGCCTGCGTGTCCGGGTAGGAGTTGGAGTTGGCGTCCAGGTTGGTGTAGGTGTAAAAGTTGGCGTCGGTGTCGCGGTAGAGGTCGGCGTTGGTGTCCAGGTCGGTGTAGGAGTGAAAGTTGACGTTGGAGTCCGCGTCGGCGTCGCGGTAGCGGTCGGCCCCGCTGTCGGCCCAAGCGCAGAGATCGTGCTCAAAGGCGTGTTGCCCGGCTCCACAATGGCTGCCACGATAGTGGGCACAGGCGTCTCACTCTCCTCGACGATAATGCGGGGGGATTCCGTAACCGTTCCACCAGCAACCACAATCTCAACCAACGCGCTCGTTCCCCGCACCGCCGAACTTGGCACCGCTGTACTCTTCGCCGTTGTCCCCCCCGCCGTTACACTCAACACCGCAGTCCCATGCACCGGCGTCCTCGTCATTGTCTCCCTTGGTGCCACAGTACTTGTCACCACGGCCCTGGGCTTGCGAGCCATCACAGCCCAGCATCCACACTCTGCCATCAACACCACCAGACCTGCTAAAATTGCAAGGACACGTATCTTCTTCACCGCATCATCTCCCGCTCCAGCGGCCTTTCGCATCCCACAAATCCGCCCTGGTCCACGCTCGCTCGGCACTCGTTCACCACACCACACGCCGCGCACAAGTTTCCATCAACCGAACCATGCGGCCGGATGGGTGGCCAATTCCACAACGTCCCCGCCATCGTCATAAGAGGCAACTTTTCCCTATCCGGTTTCGCAGTCCGAATCGAGTGGGGAAACCCTCGCTTGAACAGATACCGGGCCGTCTCCTTGTGAATCCCCAGCCTCTTCCCGATCTCTGGAAACAACAGCCCCGCCTTTCGCAACTTCATCACTTCCGCCACAATCTTCTCCCGATCCTCCAACCGCTTTGACATCTGGCCCAACCTCCACCTTGAACCCGCTCCCCTCCGGGTCGAGACTGGAAACAGTCCTCAGCCCGTGTTGTGTCAAAAACTCATTCAGATCAGCACACCACACCGCAATGTCGCGCCCATCCCACCACTGCCGTCCATCCCATAGCGGCAACCGTTTACATCCCGTAGGGGCAAGGGGCCCTTGCCCCTCCTTGCCAACATTGATCAACCTTGCCTCCCTACCCTGCCCCACCACGGCCGCCGTCCTTCCCAACCAGCACCACCCCAAACGAGCGCAGAACCAAATCAGCCGCCCACATCTCCTTCATCGTCCAGCACGGCGGATTCTTCCAATTCTGCAACCGCTTCAACTTCGACACCTTCCCTGACACGATCACGATTGCATCCCGAAGATCACCCTCGTCGTGCCCCGGCACCAATGACCCAACAGCCTCAACCGCCTTCAGCGTCTCAACCAAGCTAACCTCTTGAATCATTCTTCCCTCCCCTACGTGGTTTCCCAACACAATATGGTCCACATACTATCCCAACCTGGCAATGCGTAGCACACGTGGCCTAGAAGTCATCCTGGAAAACCTGTATGTGAACCGATCTTCCCTGTCAGCGTACAGAATTTTGCGATTCCGCAATTCGGTCTTCAATTCATGCCCAGAAATCCCGATAGGCTGGCACAACTTGTTGGCTCGCATATAAATCATCTCCTCCGCCGCGTCCAGCAGGTACCAGTACAAATTGTCATACCAGCCAATGAACACACTATTCGCGGTCCGCTTGTCAATTTCAGGCATGGCTTGCGTGTCATCTATCGGCGCATCGGCATGTCTCACAAATGCCGTCCCATCCGAAAGCAACAAATCCAACAACTGCATAAATCTGGTAACAGACTCCTCGCGCACCTGCACTTCTACACCTACATCATTGTTCATCATGGCTTTCCTCCAAACTCGAGATTTCTGATATACCTGTTACAACAAAATGCTTTCCATTCTCTTGTAACAACAAAATCATTCTATTTGCATACCATGTTTTGGAACATGCCCGGGCACCCTCTATTCTACAAGTGGGTTTGCCGGGTTTGCCGGGAATACCGGTCACAGAATATAAACACTTACTGCACTAATTCCCGTCATTCCCGGCATACCCGGCAATCCCGCTATCTGGAGAAGGCTCCCCCACGTTGCTCCTGACGATTCTGTGTACTCTCGGCTTTGTAGCTACTCCTGAAAACCTATAGGTAAACCTGTCGTCATTGTCAGGGTGCAACAGTCCAATATCTCGCAGTTGCCGCATCAGTCCACGTGGGTTTGTCCCCAGCGTCCCCTTGCGGCGGTTGACGCGAGTTATGACTAGTTCTGTTGCAGAGTCGAGCAAATACCAATAAAGGCTGTCGTACCAACCGATGAACCGCGCATTCACTGACCGTTGTCCCGATTCCGGCAATGAGCGAGTCTCTTCATTCGGAGTATCTGCGTGGCGGACGAACGCCGTCCCATCCGCCAGCATCTGCTCCAGCTCATTCATAAACTTGTTGACCGGGTTCTCGTCCACCTGTGTGTCAACCGTCTGCTCGTCTGCTGCCGCCATCATCATATCGAACGCGAATTTCACCATCGCGCTCGCTTCAATGGTATCAATCGCCCCGATCTCATTCATCCATCGCGTCGCCAGTTCAAAGGCCACCATCTCCGTAGCCACGTGGTTGTATTCGCGCGAGTCCCCTTTCTGGTTTCTGCACTCTGCCACCAGTTGATCGCGCCGAAGCGGGAGGCTTTTCTCCAACTCGGCATAGTGATCCCCTACCCAGAGTACGTATGCTGCCATCGCGTGAGGATATAGATCAACCTCGCTGTTCTTGTACCGCTCCAAAATGTCGTCCAGGTTCACAAACCCCTTTTGCATTTCCAGCATCAGTAGCCTTGACCGGATCGAGCGCACGGACGGCAAGATCTCTGCGCTGTTGACCACGATCCCGCGCGGCTTGTGAACCTTGCGTAATCCCCCCTCCGCCGTCCCCTTCAGCCCGCCGGTCCGGTTGGCCCAATCCCGCAACACCCGCCCGGCCCGGTCGTGCAAGTTGTCGTCTCCGCGCTCCGTCGCCTGCGCCGTAAAGTCGTCAATCCAGAACGGCATGTCCTTGAGCATGAACGCCATCACACGCAAGCCAACCTCCGTGCTCCCGCTCCATGATCCGGGCGGGGTGTTGTAGAGGAAGCGGCCATAGTGACACATCATCAGCGCCGTGATGGCGCTCTTGTAGGTTTCAGTTGTCCCATACAGCCACACTGAAAACGCAGGCTCCAGAATAGAAGAGAGCGGCGCGAGGTACATGGTTGAAAACAGTGGGACCGTGATGTACAGGTTCCCAGCGCCCAGGCTCCTGAAACTTGCCTTGGCCGCCTCGACCACGTTTTCAGGCTTGCTCGGCAGCCGGTACCGGTCCGCCGCCCGCTCGATCTCAACCTGCACCCCATCCCGTCCAACGGCGCCCACCGTCGTCAGATACACCATCCGTCCGTCAATATTGTGGTAGCCCGTGTGTTGATACCGGTGCAGCGTCTCGACGTTCTTGGAAAGCGTTAGCATCGCCACTCGCAGGTGCTCTTTCACGCTCTGCCCAGCCGGCACGATCGCATTCACGCCCCAGGCAGAATAGAGCCAATTCAAAGGAGCGTAATCCTCCACGTCAACCTCGGTCGGCTGGAACTTGGCGCCGTTCTCCCGCGTGAACTCTATCGTGAATCGGCGCATTTGTTTCTCCCCGTCGTCCAGCACCAGGTCGCCCGTAATGTTCAACACCCCGTTGAGCAACGTCTGCTCGTAGGGATTCCCCATCCGGTCGAAATTGTTGTGAACCATCCGTCCTCCGGACACGCCATACATCGGGCGGCCCGTCTCATCCTGCCCCGCCCGCTTCCGAGCCTCCATCAACATGCGCTCGAACGTATCCGAATCGTAATCGAGCTGCTTGGCGAGTTGCTTCTTTCGCGCGATCACCCAGCGCGCATCCACATCGGCCAGCAACTCGAACACCATCATCCGCGCCTCGTCCCGCTCTGCCTCGTCCTTCCCATCATCGGAAGAGAACCCCAGCATCACATCCAGGAATGATTCGGCTCCCTTCACCAGCGCCCCGACCTGCTCCCCCGTCATGCCTGCCTTCAGGCAATCGTTCGCATCGGCCTTATCCTTCCCCTCCTCGCGCGGCCACGTCAAGACCTTCACCTTCGTCGCGGGCAATCCGGCCTCGACCAACTTCCAGCACAGGCTTCGCTTCACCCGCTCCGTGAAAGGCTGCGGCTCAGTCCCGTAGGGAATCAACCCCGTCGCAGCATACTCCCCGGCCCGGTCGTGATCGAGCGCAACCGTCACCTGCCCGCACTTTTTCAGCACCGATAACAAAGCGTTATCAGTCCCGCACCCAGCCAACGCAATCCCCGGCAACTTCCACTCTTCCAGCGTCTTGGCATCCCCCTGGCCCTCCACAATCAACACCGGCTTGCCATGCTTGAAACACGCATTGAAATATGGCTGCCTCTCCCCAAACAGCCGCGCCGGCGGATTCCACGACTTGGGCATACCCCCTTCCCCCAGGGGGAGAAGGGTTGGGGATGAGGGCAATCTCCTCCCGCTCACATACACCACACTCCGCCCCTCCACATGGCAATACATCAGCATCTCTGGCGGCATCGCGTGGATCTTCCCCTCCTTGATCTCCTCATCAGTCACACGCACGCCCCAACGCTTCCCCCACGCCGCCACATCGCCGCGATACCCAACCAGCGCCACAGCCGCCGAACACTCCAGATCAACGCCTGCCTCTGCCATGTGCTTTTTCAGCCCGTCCCAATCCTTCCCAAAATACCCCAACCCCTTCAACGTATCGCTGGCCCAGCCACGGCTCCTGGCATATTCCACGCCAGGCGCGCCAGCCGCCTCCGTCATTCGCTTCCGAAAGAACGCGGCCGCAACCTGCGCCACCAGCGTCGCTTCCTTTCGCTTCTCCTGCGCCTTCAATTGCTCCGGCGTGGCAAGCGTCAATTCCACCCCCGCCTTGCGCGCCAGCAGCTTGAGCACCCCGCGCTTGTCCATCCCATCGCGCTTTTCTGCCCAGTCGAACACGTCCCCGCTGCCGCACCCGGCAAAGCACTTCCACGTCTGCGTCTCGGGCCACACAGCCAGCGCCGGCGTATTGTGATTGTCGTGAAACGGGCAGAACCCCGTCATGCTGTGCCCGCTCATCTTGAGCGTCACCGTCTCGCCAATCACATCCTCGATCCTCAGTTTGTCCTTGATCTCGTCAAATACTGACATTGTCTACTCCGATGAAGAAATTCCCGTCACTCCCCACCCTGCCCCAGACCGGCAAAATCGGTACTAACCTCTTTAGGAAAATTCCGCGTTTAACTCACACGGTATATAATGTCTGCGGTTCATCCGCGCGCGTCACAGGCCATGCGCGACGAACCGCGAGACACTAATCTATAGCAACTCATCTTGCACATCGGCAAGCGAAGCGCGTCGGCTGGAACCGCTTGTTAGACGGAAAGCGGGCAAGTGCAATTGCGCCTCGACACCGGTGATGTTCTTCTTTGCGCGCTCAAAATACTCTGGCACTGCCTCTATCCCGACAAATGAGCGATTGAGAATCAACGACGACTCGCCAGTCGTACCGTCACCCATGAACGGGTCAAAAACTGTGTCGCCCTCGCGGCTTACCAACTTGATGATTTGCCCTATCAGGTCGAGCGGCTTTTTCGTTGGGTGTTTGGTGTGCGCCTTTCCAACTGGTAGCAATCGCTTGACCGCGAAAAGTAACTCGTAGCCTGTCTTTTCAAATGGCGCATCATCCTGAGAGCAGGCGACGTTCGCAGGATGATAGTCGTCTTGTGCGCACTCGTAGGAGCGTGAGTGTTTGCAATCGTGAAATTGAGACCCCAAACCACCAGCGCGTGCAGTCACCTTTCCGCGCCTACCAGTAATGGCGTTCGCTCGATTCGCCATACGAGCATCATTCGTGAATAGGCTGCGCATTCCCTTGCCACAAAAGTACACCAAGTCAAAACACCTTTTTAGGCGGTCTTGGCGAACTGGACGCCCATTGCCCCACACCCAAAAGCCAACTTCTAGCAATTCCCAACCGGCGGAAAAGACATCTGGCACGCGCAGGTGTGCCACATGCGGCGCAATGGTAAATGCCAGCAACCCGCCGGGTTTTATAACGCGATACATCTGTTTCCATGTCTCAGGTTCGGGCCATCTGTCCCAAGCACAGCGCGTCTTGTTCAAATTGACTTCATAAGGCGGATCGGTAACAATCGCATCGAATAAACCTTCTGCAAATGTCGCCATGACCAGCAGACTATCATCGTTGTAGAACCTCGCGCGTTCTGACATTCTAGCTTTCCGTCTAACGTCTGCGATTCAGCCGCGCTGTGATTTTCCACAGTTGGTGCACGGTGCGCCGCTGATAAGAAAAGCAGGAACATACTCAGAGCACTCGCAGTAAGCTGCATCGACTGCAACATGAGTTAAAAGGCGTTCAAAGCGAACTACGAACCTTTGATTGCAAAGCCCGCAAATGAATTCGTCGCCGTCTTGCAGATATGGACGCACATTCAGAACTTCACGCCTGCAATCTGGACACCAAGTTTTTATAATACCGCTCATTTTTCCTCGCCTTCTAACGTCCGGGCTTGAGCCGCGCCCGTGACTGCGAGTCGTCATTGTAATTGAGCCTGCTCAGGGCGTCGGCTCCAAGCCCTTGTTAGACGGCAGCGTGTAGCGCAGACCGAGACAATTTAGTCTGTTGAAAAACACATCGAACGATTGCCGCTTTTCCGACTGGCCTACCGGCCAGCGGCGACCGCCACGCCCAGCGCGTAACTCTGAATCATAGTCATCGAGTGCGACCGCGCTATCACGTGACCAGATGAACTCTGACAGATCGCGTAACGATTCAGAGAGTTTCAAACCAAAGAAGTGCAACCGTCACACCCCCGCCTGCCGCGCGTGGGTCGCTATTCCTGGTATGAGATTGTGCAACTCTGCGTCAGAGATACGGCGGCACATTGAGCCAACAGCCATGTACTCCCGGATAGTTCCTTTCTGGTGATGTAGGTCAACGCATTTTCTGTACTCGTCCAGTGTGTAGCCCTGGATCACTGGCACAAGCTGGCCGCCAACTTGGCTCTCCCATTCAATCATCGCAACCGTGTTTGTGACTGTGGCGCGGATTCTCTCATCATTGTTCATCAGCCCCAGCCTACGCGAGATGTCAGGCTCACATGGGTAATCCATGCTGGCGTAGTAGTGCGGATTTAGGAACGCCACAAGATTCATCAGTGCTACCACCGTGAACGGAAAATCACCGTAACGATTCAATAGCGTGAAACCGCCACAGTCAAGCCAGCGTATCCCAGCGTGTTTGATGTATCGCTTGCGTCGCCAACCATTCCCGCTCCAAAATCCTGCGGCAGAATACATCACGTTTAGGCCGTATGGTAGCCATTTGAATTGTTGCCATCTCGGATTCAACCCAACAAAGAAAATGTTCATCTTGACCTACTATGGCGAAGCTGCCGCCTAACGGTCGGGTTTGAGTCGCGCCCGTGACCGCGAATCGTTATTGTAATTGAGCCTGCTTAGGGCGTCGGCTCCAAGCCCTTGTTAGGCCGCTCGCCAGATGGCAAGTGACCATTCTCTACAAAATACTGTAGCACTGGAATCAACTCTGCGACCTGGTCGCGGCTGAGGTGCATACGTGCCATACATTCGCCCGTGACATGATGATGAGTGCCTTCATCGAGGCCGAGCCAGATAGCGTCATCGGTAGCCAGTGAGCTTTCCTGAATCGAGCACCAAGCGCCATACAAATCATTGAAGTCTGCGCGGACAAATCCGCGTTGTGTTGGTTCGAGATTCAAATTCAAAGAAGCCATGTTTACCTCTTGCGGCCTAACGTCAGAGTTCAGTTGCGGCGCGGTCGCTATCCACGCTTGCTTCAATGTCAGTGCTACCAGCGCCGTCAACTGCAACGACTAGTTGGGCGGATGGGGGAAAATCTTTTGTCCACTCTGTTGGCTCAAGACGGGCCGCACCGCAATTGAATAGGAATTCAATGCGCTCGCCGTCTCGATTTTCAACAAACACAGATTGTGAATGAACTTCGACAACGCGAACAAGTTCACCCAGGGCAGCATACCCAGGAGCGCCAGCCCCAACGATTTTCAAAATGTCACCAATTTTTGTTTCGCTATAGTGTATCATTTCATCCTTTCTGGGCAGTCCGCCCAACTCAGAGTTCAGTTGCGGCGCGGTCGCTATCCGCGCTCGCTTCGATGTCAGTACTACCAGCGCCGTCAACTGCAACGGGAGTTAGGTGCGTTCTTAGAACTGCAGAGCCGTCCTTTGCAAAGGCGTATCGCTGACCGCACATCATGCAGATGACACGCTTTCCAAATTTTTCCCACACCTTTTTGTAGCGTTGATTCGTTTTGCAGACTTCACAAATTATCATGGAAGCACCTAACTCGTTATTAGACACCCTGCGGGTATCTAATATCCAACCCGATCCAGCGGCGAAACGATCCCAGCGCCGCACTTTGCAACATGTGTGTAAATCATCGTCGTTTTCGAATCTCGATGCCCTAGCAACTCCTGAATCGTGCGAATGTCAGTACCCGCTTCCAACAAATGCGTTGCAAACGAATGTCGCAGCGTGTGCGGCCCAACCAACTTAGCTATCCCAGTCCCTTTTGCCGCCCTGCTGATGGCTTTTTGAACGCTCGTCTCATATAGATGATGACGGCGAACTGCCCCAGACCTTGGATCAGTTGAAAACTTGCTCGCAGGAAAGACATATTGCCAAGCCCATTCCTTTCCAGCATTAGGGTACTTGAGTGCCAACGCGCCGGGCAACTCAACATCCGCTCTTCCGTTCGCCAAATCAATATCATATTGAGCGCGCACCTTCGCCAAGTGCAGCCTGAGTGACCCAACGACAGCTTCGGGCAAACACGTCACACGATCTCGATACGATTTCGTATCTCTCAGCGTGAGAGTGCGCCGTTCAAAATCAATATCCTTCACACGCAACCGCAGACACTCCATCAATCGCAACCCACCGCCGTAGAGAATCTGCCCAATCAGGCTGTAGACACCATCAAGGTTGCTCAATACTTTGCGCGTTTCTACAACGGTCAAAACCGTTGGAATGTATACTGAACGCTTGGCACGCATAGCGTTCACGTTATTCAACTCCAGTCCAAGTACGTCATGGTACATAAACAGCAATGCTGAGAAAGCCTGGTTCTGGGTGCTGGAACTCACATGCCGCTCAACTGCCAGATGAGTCAAAAACTGCTCGACCTCTTGAGCACCCATTTCGCTGGGATGCCGCTTGCCATGAAACAGGATAAAACGTCTAACCCACTGCACATACGAATGTTCTGTTTTCAACGAATAATGCTTGATCCGAATTGCCGAACGTACCCTATCCAGTAATTTCGGCGGTTGACTTTGTGCTTGTGCAAACATCCCCATCCCCCCGCTTTACTTGCGCCAATTCGCCCGACGTTTCCCTGGCTCCATCCATTCCAGTCCGAGCAAGTTGAACCAGTCAGCCTCATCTGGCATCTCAATCAAACCCCCATCCAGATACACTCCACCGTCGCGCACTTGATAATTCGATGGCAACGCCCCACCTTTGCAGCGCGGTGTCACCAGCCAATGACTGAAATCCGCCGGGCCTGTGCGTATCGCCAAGATCACCCCCCATTGCGCCGGCGGAAGCACCAGAAACAAGTCCAGATTGATCCCTGCTTTGAGCGTTGCCTGCTTGTAGCGCGGCCCATTCTTGCTCAAACTCAGTTCGCCCCGCTCAACCATAAAGCGCACCATCCCATCCAGTTCGGTTTCGCCTGATGCTGGCGCACCGAACAGGTCCGTGCATGGTTGGGGGATTGCCACGATCTCAATGTCCTTCACCTCAGCCTTCCCGCGCCGCACACTTCCCGCGGTCTGAACTCGCTCGCAGAAAGGCGAAAACAACTCGACCACGTAATCCGCAATGCCTTTCGCTTTTTCCAGTTCCATCATGCACCCCTCGTCATCCGAATCGCCGCCCCGCACAACGCCAGCGCCATGCGACAATCCACGGCGGCGCCGCAATAAAGGTCAGCTACCTTGAATACCTTGTGTACGCCTTTTTTCATTCTGGTTCCCCCGCTCTCATAATTCATTCTTATCAGTCCCGCCCCCTACCGTCTCCACCAAATCTGGTGATACGGTGAAACGGGTGTCAGGCGGTGATACGGCCCCCAAATTGGTGTCACGACTGGTGTCACGACTGGTGACACGCATCAGTTCATTGGTGACACGCCGTGCTGTCGTCGCATCAACCCGGTGCGATAGCCAGCCCCGCGCCTCCCACTGCTTTGCCAGTGCTGTCAGTGCCCGCTTGCTGATCTTGCCTCGATATTTGGCATACAGTCCAACGATCTTGAACTCCCCGCCCAGTTCATCCACCGCTGTCGCCACCAACTGCTGCTCGATCTCGGATAGCGCGGGGTGTTCAACCTGCACATGCTCTTGAATCAACCGGTGAGCCGCCCCGTCTTCCACAAGCAGTGTCTGCACCGTCTCCCAGCGCCCACCCACGAACATCAGCGCCATGCCCCTCCGGCATAGTTTCTCCGCGCCGCTCACTCCAAGAATGACCCGGCTCTCAACGTCCGACCGGGTCTGGAACGAGATCGCCGTAGGAAGATTTGCCTTCACCTGCGCATCAATCACGTCGTTCGAGGGCCGTTGCGTCCCGACCACCACGCTGATCCCGAACGCGCGTCCCTTGCGGGCGACCTCTTTCAACGTCCTCATTGCCGGTCGGCGAGCGAAATCAGCCGCCTCGTCCACCATCAACACGAGCAACGGCAAGGGTTCAGGGTCAGCATACTTTTCCCATCGCGCCACGCCCGCCTGCGCCATCAACATCTGGCGGCGTGTGCGCTCGGCCTCCACTTGCTCGATCAGCCGGTCAGCCTCGTCCAACGTGTGCGCAATGTCCGCTAACAGATTAGGTAGGCTGGCGTAATCTTCGCCAAAGTCAACCAACTTGGTGTCCACGATGGCGAATTGAACCTCCGCCGGCGTATGCTTGGCTGCCAGTTGCAGAATGATAGACTGCATCAAGTTCGTCTTTCCGCCCCCGCTCGTCCCTCCGATCAGAATCGCGCGGTGCTCTCCGGCAATATCCAGCGTCACAGGATAACGGGTGGTATAACCCAGGCACACCTGGTACGGCTTGTCAAGCAAGTGCTCCTCGGACAACAGAATCCGCTCCGGTAGCTTTTTGCCCAGCGTTGCGCTCGGTTCACGTGCCACGGTGATCGCCAGCCCGCCGCTGTCGGATACGAACGTTCTCCGTCCCTGGAGCGCTGCCCCGAACTGCTTCCAGAGATTAGGTGTGAGCCATGTCTCGCGCGAGATTCCCGCCAGACGTTGCATATCCAACACGAACACAACCCGGTCGGGTAGCACGTAAGCGTCAGCTTCCGGCACGATCACTCCGCCCTGGCGAGTCCGCTCATTCGTCAGCCTGCGTTGCTCAAGCGTGGCAAGAATAGCGTTCCAGTAATGAGCAATCTCGTCACTCATCTCCCACCCCGCTGTTCCAATCCGCTTGAATTGCCTCCCACTGCGCAGGCGGCAATGCTCCGGCTCGTACCGCTTGATCCCCCCGCCGCAAAATCCGAATACTGCGCAACCCCGGCACCTGGGGATAAGGCGGAGGTGACATGGGCAGCATCGCTTGCGTTTCGCTCTTGCTGCCTGATCCCAATCTTGGGCGGCTTACCCCATCCACAGCCTGATCCCGCGCCGTAGTCCGCTCCTCCTGATCTGCCGAGCGCAGCAAGGGTGCTTCGACGATTCCATTCGGCAATACCTTGATAACCGGCCCTGGTTGCCGGTCAATGTCGAGAAAAGCATAGCCACCGCCGTCCTGTGGAACTCCGACCGGATCCGCGTCCCCCAATGGATTGCGCGGAAATACAACCGGCCGCTTGGCAATCCAGCGTGCCCCAACGATGATCGCGGCGATAATTCCACCGGCCAATGCCAGCAGCACGAGAGGAATACCATAGTCACGCAAAGAAGCCATCGCTTCGCCGCGTTCCTCGGCTTGTCGCGTCGCAGTCGCTAGTGCAGCCTGGCGCGTCTCGGTCGCTTGCGCAGCCGTCCGGGTTGCTGTCATGGCGACTGCGCGGTCCGTGGCTCTCAAACTGCTATCGGTCGCTTGGGCCACTGCCGTTGCTTGCCAGGCCCGCTCTGTAGCGGTTGCTTGGATAGCATGATCAGTCGCTTGAGCCTGAACCGTTGCTTGCCAGGCCCGCTCAGTTGCAGCGAGTTGTGCCGCTGCCTCCGTTGCGCGCAAAGTTCGTTCGGTCGCTTGTGCAGATTCAGTGGCCAGTAACGCTCTGTGCTCTGCTTCGGAAGCCCGCATAACTTGCGCCGCAGTCTGCGTCGCAGCCTGCGCTTGCTGCTCTCGATTGGTCTGTGCCTGCTGCGCCTCAAGCGTCACTCGGTACAATGCCGCCTGCACGGTAAGTTGTCCCCCCGCATACGCGGCGCTCGTTTCAGCGGCGCCCGAGCCAACTGTCTCCATGCTCTGTGGTATCGTTTGAACATCGCACGCCGAAAGAGCCAGCATTGCAGTCAAAATCAATGCAGACAGAATCGCTAAAAGAGTCGTGCTTGCCTTCATGGTGCCCCCCACTTTCCAAACACCATCACCGGTTCGTCTTCATCGTCCTGCGCGGATAACACCGGCAAGGCCAATACCGTGCCCTGATTTCCAGGAGCAGCCATGTGGCGAGCCTGTCCTCGTCCCTCTCCATGCTTGCCTGCCGCCAGCGCATACAATTGTGTTGCCCGCTCCCAACGCTCTTGCTTGGTTCGCTGTTCTTGCCATTGCCAGATCGCCACCCCTCCCGCCGCTGCTGCTGCCAGACCGATCACCAATACCACCAAAAAACCAATCACAACGGAAGAGGCCGGAACTGCTCGCAGCGCTGCGGGGCTTATGACTGACACCGCGCAGACGAACCCGGCAGAGAAAACAACACTCAACGCGATCCAGGTCGTCGAGGGTTTCGTTGTCTCCAATGACTTCATCGCAACCCTCCCAGGAACCCGACCAGATGATTGATCTGTTCCCAAGCCTGGACGATTTGCTCATAGTGATTGGCGATGAACCAGCCTCCGCCAACCAAAACAACTAGTGCCGCCACGGCTCGGACCGTCTTGTTCTGCCAGATCTGGGCGAATGCGATCCCCACCGCAACCCCACCCAAAACCAACGCCCCCCCGCATAAAAGTTCAAACGACATATCCCACCCCAGCTTCCGTGCTGTACTCAGCACGCTCAGTGCCGTACCCGGCACCCATAACCCATTCTTATCAGTCCCCTGCATCATCTCCCCTTCTCCCAATCCTTGGGAGAAGGGGCCGGGGGTTGAGGGCTAAAACTCATCCTCGTCGGCATCGAACAACTCGTCATCCTCGCCGATCAGCCGTGTAGGATCAGTATCCGGGTCTCCTGGCCCAGGCTCAGGCAACCCCTTGACCTTGAGCAACCGGTCGCGCATCTCATCGTATGCCCTGCGCAGCTTTTCGTTTTCCAGCATCGCCTTTTGCGCCGCCGCCAGGTCCGGCACATACACGCTGACAGGATTGATTTTTGCGTGCTCGGCCGTCATCCGGGCAACCTCCTCAGATACGTAGGTCACGCCATAGATGGCTGGCCCACCGTACTCGACGGTAAAGGCCGGGAAAGCCGACGTATCTGGCACATCAATCCTCAGCAGCGGTACGCCAAAGCGCACCGATTGAGATCCGTACCCCGCCACAACCTTGCGCCCCATCAGTTCTGCGATGATCCATTGCCCGGTTTCAACCTTCTCGTCCATGCTTCCTCCTCTTTATTTGACCCCTTCCCCTTCCTCTCCCCTTCTCCAGATCTTCGGGAGAAGGGGCCGGGGGTTGAGGGCTACACCAAAAACTCACCCGCCGCCTGGGCCAACTCGGCATCCTCCGTGACCATCATCCGCCCCGCCTCGGCTGCCCCGCCCCGGATCGCCGCCAATAGCGCCGCGTTCCGCCTCCCCGCTGGCAGTCGTTCCAGTCCCTCGAAAAATGGCAGCAGGTCAGCGTCGCTCGAAGTAAGCGATACACGCATCACCCGACTCAAAATAATCCGCTTCACGGATCCCGAGCGCCCGCTGACCCCTGCCACTTATCACCGCACCTTTTTCAGTGCTATGTTGTCAGCCGTAAAGATTAGCCCACCTGTCTCAACCGACGACGGCTTGTGCTTGCGCGCCATGTGAACGCCCAGGCCGCGCGCCTTGACCGGCTTATGGCACTGCGGGCACTCGATCCTTTCAGCGTTCGGTATTTTGGGCGCTCGTCTTGCGGCTGTGCGCGTGTGCACGGTGAGTTTGCGCTTGTTCTTCGCGGAGTGGGGCGCTGTGAGTTGCCTTCGGTTTTGCTCGATCAGGGTAGCCACTGGCGTGCCGTCAATCTGGTATAACGCGCTGCGGATACACAGTTGCAGATCAATTGCATTGTTGACTGCAGCGCGCGCCTCTTCCGTTGTGAGGCTGATAAAGATGCGTGTTTGAACAGTAGATTTCATTTTGTCACCTCCCGGTCAGTTTTCTTCACCTGGCTCATCCCCAGCTTCCACAGTCCCCGTGCAACCGACATCACGGGCTGCTCCGGGATGAATACCTTCGTTCCAAACTTGTGCTCCAACTGAGAGCGCAACAAAACCGTCCCGCCGCCCACGGCGATGACAATCTCAAACCTGCGCCAGTCGCGGCCCCATTCGTGATCCAGGTGCCCAGCGATCTCGCTCCACCATACCGGTAGAGCGTTGCGAACATCCAGTTTACCTGCGCGCAGCCGCTCATCCAATTCGCCGCGCGTATAGGATTGATCGCCCCGGATAATGTCCAAGAGTCGCTGAACGCCCAGCGTTGTTCCCCGCGTCCACTTTTGCACAGGTGTCCGATTGCGCACGCCCAGGAGCTCCACCGTACTGTGACCGATGCTGATGACTCCTGCCTCGCCCTTGAACGCGCTCGCGCGGTTGGCGATAAAGCTCCCCTCATCGTCGAGCAGATAGTCGAACAGCGCGCCGACCGGCTGACTGGTGCAGCGCACATCCGTCACCGTCGCGGAATAGTTCACATCATTCGTCGCCCAATGATGCTGGACGAGCATCCATGCCTTCAGCGCCGTCACCGTCTCGGACCCCAACGCCTCGATCGGCAACCCAACGATCACGGCCAGTTTAAGTGTCTGAGCACCGGCTACCAGGCCCGTCAGCGCCGCGTAAAACAGCGCACGCATCTCTGGCGTCCCCGTCAACCGCTCGTAATCCAGGTTCTCCACAGCGCGACCCCAGTCGTGCGCACCCGGGCCGACGAAAAATTCCCCGCCGTCAAACCCAATCTGCATCGGCGGCTTGGCCTTCCGCAGGCCCATCATCACCGTTGCCATCCGCTGACCGTCCACCGCCACCTGGCTGGGAATCTCCACGCCGACCGTTCCGGTCCACACCTTCACGGCGCCAGCCCCGGCGTCAAATGCTACCAATTGTGTATTCCCCTGTTCGTCCATTCCCCTTTACCCCCTTCTGCTCGTAGGGGCAACCCTCGTGGTTGCCCGTCCTTGTGGTCTCCCGCCCTCTCTATTTCCAACTGCCTACCCAGTTTCTTTTCCGATCCGGTTCACCTCCTCCAGCGCTGCCCGGTTCTCACTCAAGCAAATCGCAATCTCTGCCAACATCAGCGCCATCATTTGTGGTCCGGGTCTATCGTCCAGGATTCTTCTCACAGCCGCTCGCGCCTTGTCGTTTGCCCGAATCGCGCGATTGATCTCCTGTGCCCACCCATAGCCCCCTACCTTCCTTTGAGTCATAACCCACCACGGTCGAGCAACTTCCGGGTGATCTCGATTGCCTTCTTCTCCTCTGCCTGGCGCGTCTTGGCATACCTCGACCAGCCACCCCAGATCATGGGCAACCCACTGGCAGAAAAGCAAACCAACAGGATCGCCACATCTCTCAGGCCGATAATCAACCCGGCTGCCACGACCGTGACCAGGACCCCGCCCACCACCAGGAACGCCGTAAACCCGCGATCTTGACCATCGTGCTCGATGCGCGCCACGAAGGCGTTGTAGAGACATCCGAACAGAAATAGTGCTGCCATGACCGCGAACAGCAGTTCTACAAAGTTCCCGTTTCCCATCCGTTCCCCTCCCGTTTCTTCCCTTTGAACTCATAATGCCTTATTATCAGTACCGTAGGGGCGTGGTTTCCGCGCCCACTTTGGCGGAGCATATCAAGGCGCTAGGGGCTGGCCAGCCTGGACGCCACCAGCCCCCAGCACCTTGCTACAATGTCTAATCTTGCTCGTAGGTGGCAGCAAAGTTCATCAGCGCCTTTTTCATCCTTGCTTCCTCTTTGATGTTGCTGTCCCACAGGCGCTCGTCCCGAAGTGCAAGGGTAGCCTGACGCACTAGATCTGCCAAAGCACGCGGCTCGATGGCATCCAGTTCCCAGGATGATTCTCCAAACTCTGCGATGTAGGCTTGTGCCCGGCTATCTGTGGTCTTGGCCGGGTTTTCGGGTGGGTTGAGGACTTCGATTTGGTCATAATTGAGCGCTAGACGGTCCACTTCGATGAGTTCAGTTTCAGCGAACAATCCCAATCGCTCGCGCACGTCGCGAGTCATGTCCATGCCGCTGGGGTCGTGGTCTCCCAGGTAGAAAATAACGACATCCTTGCCCGCGCCCATTTTCTCCATGATGCGTAGTCCTGCTTCTCGCATGGCAGAGGACGAGCTATAACCGCGGTTGGCCGTGAAAGAGATGTCAAGTTCGCGGCACACAGGTATCAGGACGCCTTCGAGGGCTTGTTTCTCGACCATGACCTCTACGTGGTAAGATTGGTCTGCCCACTTGTCAATTGCAAATTGGCGAGCGGCAGCCTCCACGATTTCGGCGGGGCTTGTCCAGTGGGGTGGGGCAACGACGTCACGGCCTCTGTCCTCGATCATGCTCCAGTCAACCAGCCCCGCCAACCGTGCATCAGAAATAATCGAGCCGACGCGCTTGTACGACTTCATATCGTTTTCGACATAACCCCGCGCGACGAGTTGATAGTAGAGTTGCCGAAGAGTCAGGACGTAGCCCAGCCCACGATATTCTTCAAGGATAGTGTTGACCTGGCTGATGATCACCTGGCTGGATGTGTTGAACCGCTTTTCGATATAGCACTGTTTCATATAAGCCTCCAGATCGCCTCCTGCCTCCCTACTCCCAATCTTTGGGATAAGGGGGGCAGGGCTTGCCCTGAGCAAGGTCGAAGGGATGAGGGCCTAACTCCCCTTCCCCACCGCCAGCAGCGCCCGCAACTGTTTGGGCGCCGCCTCATCCCATACCGCATCCGACCGGTTATCAGTCGGCACAGCAAAATGACTCTGCCCGTACATCTCAGTCGTGCTCAATGACCGATGCCCAAGCAAATCCCGGAGATACACAATATCCCGATCCTTCGCTGTCCACTCCCGGTTCGCCCGCGCGTGCCGCCCCCCATGCAGGTGCAACTTTTCCAGGTCAACACCGGCCGCCGCCCCGCGCCGCTTGAACATACCGTTCGCCGAATGATTGCTCAACGGATGCGCCGAAGGAACATAGTCCTTTCCGACGACGAACTCACCCAGCACACTCCCGATCACCGCCGCCCCATCAGCGCGCGCCTGGTGCTTGGCAAAAATCTTGAGCGTCCCGCTCGCCTCTGCCCGCAAGACAGACACCGCCCCGTCGTGGTTCACACGCACCAGCTCGGCGTAAGCCTCTACCGCCTCGCCGTTCTCCAGCAACCATTCCACCAAACGGAACCCGGCGGGCATCACCACGCGCGCCGCCTTGCGCAGCCGCCTGGCATACTCGGAGAGCGCCACGAACACAAAATCGTCTGGTTGCAATGGCAACCGTCCCGCCTCCTGCAAATACCGGACGATCAACTGATACAACTCGGGCAGCATCGCTTGCTTTTTCTGGTCCCCGCCCTTATTGCGGTACTCGAACCAGAACTCGTCGCCCTCAGCGTGCAGATTCTTCCATTGCAAATTCAACCACTCGGACGACCGGCGCGAGGTCATGTAAATCCCCATCAGGATCGCCATGTCCCGCCAGTCCAGCGCCGACGTGAGCGCGATCCCGTCAAACACCCGGAACATCTCGTCCGGCGTTGGCCACTCGCGCCGGTTCGTCTTGTCGTGCACCTTGATTCGTTGTACCTGCTTGAACGGGTTCCCGAACACATTCGGCCATAGTGGCACGCGCCTATCGTATCCTGGCACCTCCACCAAAAACAGCGTCGTCGCGTGCGTATAAAAGCTGGAAAGCGCACTGATCATCCGGTTGATGCTCGTATCGCCGATTCCCCGCGCTTGCAGCGATTCGATCCACGCCCCGGCCACCATCCCGTCCACCTTCCAAAAGTCCAGCGGCTCGGGCCGATCCGTCAAAAACGTGTGGAACGCCGACCAATCCCGCAGGTATGCCCGCCGCGTATTCTCCCAGCCCGAGCTCGCAGCCTTGATCTCCAACCAGTGATCACGGCACTCCAGCCACCGCGCCCGGCTCTCAAAGAACCTTGGCCCAACCTCGAAGGTAGGGGCAACCCGCTGGGTTGCCCTTTGCAGCCCAGCGCTGACTTGTTCGGCCTGCGTGACGATCGCCAAGCTATCCATCACGCCTCCAACACTGGAACATCGCAGCGGGATTCGATATACTTCCATACAATATCGGCATCTTCACCCGTCAGTGTGATGACCTTGCTCGCACACCCACCGACAGCATGGAACGGGCTATAGTCATACTCTAGCGTCTCGAGCTTGACCGCCGTCGTCGTGATCTCAATCCCTGGATGCAAAATGATGATGAACAGTCCACACACCATCTTGCCAATTTCCTGATCAAAGTATTCGGTAGGTTGATCACCTTCATGCTCTGGCGTGTATTTCACGTCCACCACTTGATCCAGGTTGAGCGCCTGCGTCCCATTCAACATGATCATTCCCATTGTCCCCCCCTGTATGGGCAACCCTCGTGGTTGCCCTTTCACCGATTGCGCCGGCGCGACTCTTTGGCCATCAATCGCGCCTTCCTGCGCTTCTTGTCCCAATCCATCGGCCTGGTCCTTGCCCGTGCGTGCTTCGATGTTCCCCGTATCGCAAGTTGAGCTTGGTGCGGCCTATTCGCCAGGCCCAGCGATTGCACAAGTCGGAGCCACCACGGAGCCTTCTTTGTTTCCTTCATCTCATCTTCTCCTTCGTGCCTCTTGCATCCCGCATCCTGCTCAGTCCCTCTTGATTGGCTGCCAATCTATCATCCCGCTCGCCCAAGCGGTTTCTATTCGTTCCCGAACAGTTAGCGATAGTTGGCAGCCAAACAAGAGGAACCGAACATCAACCCAATCTTGCCACCAGGATCGCCGCCAGAGCAATCAACGCGATATGCAGCGCCTGATCATTCCATACACTTATCGTCCACGACTGCACCGTGCTGTCGTTGATCTGCCGGATCGCCACACGCCACCAAGTCAGCGGCTTGCGAGTGTCAATGACCACATGCGCCATGCCTAGCACAACCGCCACCGGAGCCGGAAAGACGAACAGCAAAGCCAGAACGTGGATCCCGCCGTGCACCCAGGCCGCCGGATGACTCAGATCGCACTTGTTCACGGCCATCCAATCATTCTGAAGCAGCCAATCAGCCACCAAGTGCGCCACCCACTCCCCATATCACCAACTCAGTTGCGTGTGCCATTAGAATCTCCTATTAGGACTGTGCTCCAGTAAAAATTCGCCGTTCAACGTTTTGCCCAGGTTGATCGCCAATGAAATGAACCAAGTACATTTCTACATTGGGTTCGCAGGATCCAAGGTATCGAATTATTCGAGCCTCGCCCTCTGGTTTCGTGCGAGTGAATAGATCTTCGTAAATAATGGTGATCTGTTTTGGTTTCAGAGTAGCCATAGTTCACCTCAACTCCCTTCTCCCGTTCCACGGGAGAAGGGCAGTGGATGAGGGCCTACTTTCCCAACGGCCCGGCCCTTCTTCTTCCCATTCGGCGCGGCCGGAGCATCCTGCATGTCCGCCCGCATCGCCTCGGCGATCTCGGCCACCGACTCTGCCCCAAACGCCAGCGTCAGCCAGCCCAGCGTCCCGGCCGTGATCTCTGTGTTTCCACGCAGCAAAGACCAGCAGTGCATATAGCTATAGCTGGTCTTCTCAGATAACTTGGCGGGAGTTATCGAATTTCGCTTGGCCCACTGAACCAGGGCCTCTTTGGGTGATTGGGAAGTTTCTACTTTTGACATGATCTTCTCCTACTGTACTTACACACTCAATCCCGTCCCTACGCACACATAATACCATATATATATATCCGTGTCAATAGGCAATATTTTGAGTGTTTTCACACGGCAAAATGAGGCATAATTGTCAACAGGCAAAACTATGAGTAAACAGACACCCCCTACATTCTTCAAGTGGCTAGATACACGCTTGCATGACCTAGATCTGACTGACTATGCCGTTGCAAAAAAAGCAGGAATCGCACATTCGGTCATAAGTAAGGCCAGATCAGGTGTACAGGGTATTGGGTGGGATGCTGGTATCGCACTCGCCCAGGCCATAAACATCCCCCCGGAAGTCGTGCTCAGAAAACTAGAGTTGCTGCCCATATCTCCTCAAGGCAACCATAGCGCCTTGGTGGACGAGATACTCCACATCTTTCCCGACCTGAGCGAAGCGGATCAAGAGGAAGTGCTACAGATAGCGCGGCTCAAGTTGGAACGCAAAAAGAGAGAGAGCCGTGGGAAGAAGCAGAGTGTCTGATCGAGAGCGTGCCTTTGCAGCCATCCTGCCGCAATTGCCGCTCGATGACCTGAAAGAACTGCGCAACCTCATCCTGGCGCGCAGATGGGGACTGCGCGTCTGGACCTTCATCGAATGGGTGCCTCTGCGCCTCATCGGGGCAGGGTAGAGGGATACTATGCCACGCAAAACATTGACAGATAATACTGCTACCTGTCTTGGGTACTTGATCCTGTTACCCATCAAAATAATTCTGTTGCCATTTGAAATGATCTTCCGAGAAGTAATGAAACCAAAGACGCAGAAAAAAGCCGCGCGGATGGAAGTATTGACCCTCGCATAGCCATTGCGCTATGCTCAAAGGGCAGATAGCATGAAAGATCGCACACTCAATCTCGCCTCCGCCCTCATCCTCATCGTCGCCCTCTGCTGTGGTCTCAGCAGTCTGGCGGGGGCCATCATCTATTCCGCCAATTCACGCGCGCCGGCGCATCCGGCCGCAGCGCCACCGGCGCCAGTGCCAGCTCCCACCCAGCGACAACCAACTCAACCAGCAGCGCCAAAGCCAACCTCACCGCCGCCAACCATTCAGCCAACATCACCGCCCACAGTTCCCAAACCAACCAGTACACCACCGACATCCACCCCAATGCCAAGCCCGATCACGCCACTCCAAGCCACATCTCTTCAAACAACACATACACCAACGCCTGCCGTCACCACACTCGCAAATCCGTCCGCTGAGTTACCCACTGTGGCTGCTACTCAAAATTCAGCAACACAACCACCAGTAACTTCTTTTCCGACCGTCGCTCCTTACCAGACAAAAACACCAGAGCCAAGCATGACATCACGCCCGACTTCTACTCCACAACCTTCTTGGACTCCTTGGCCTACTGGCACGTCCAGACCAACCAACACACCGCGCCCGACTACCACTCCGCAGCCTTCCTGGACTCCTTGGCCAACAGAACCTGTTGTATTCTCATCATGTGACTGCAATGGCCCTGACCTGAACTGCGACGACTTCACTGGTCATCAAGATGCACAAGCCTGCTTCATAAAATGTGGTGGCCCAACGACAGATAGATTCAGACTAGACGGAGACAAAGACGGATTAGCCTGCGAGGATTACGACTACTAATGTAGGAGCAACCCTTGCGGTTGCCCCCATGCCATGATGCTATATTCAAAGGGTAAGCAACATGAAACGCGACATGGAACTCATCCGGCAAATCCTGCTGGAGATTGAAAAGCATCCATTCACAGAGATCCCATTCGAGGTGAATATCGAAGGTCAATCCCCGGAGACGGTCTCGTACCACCTCATGCTACTTGGAGAAGCTGGCCTGATAGAAGCGCATAACATGAACATTCAACAGCGCTTTTGGTGGCAGGCCAAAAGGCTAACCTGGCAGGGGCACGAATTCTTGGACGCAGCTCGAGATGATACGCTCTGGGATCGCGTGAAAAAGAAACTGGCAGAAACAAGCGGGACAGCATCCATCCAAGTCATAACCGCCATGCTCATTGAGATGGCAAAACGGAAACTCATGCTGCCCTAACTTGCTACTTCTTGATTCTTGAGATTATTTCACCCTTGTTGAGCGCATCTTGAAGGAGCCAAGCCATAAAGGAACAACCAACCGCGCAGCCTATGGTTGTCCCGATCACAAGACCGCCAAACCAGAAACCTAATGCAATCAACAAGTTTGTCATCGTCGTCTCCATTCTGTTATCGTGGGGGGGGGCAGTGCAAGTGAAGAGGGTAGGGGGATAACTGTTACAAGAAAATGCGTACCATTCCCTTGTAACAACCACTGTCCACATGGTTCGTTGCACCGGAGACCACATGGTACGCCCTAGCACCCAAACATGTGACCACTGGTAGCAACCTCGTAGCACACGGTTTGGGACCGTGGGGTCGGAGGTTCAAGTCCTCTCGCCCCGACAAAGTGCAACCAGTGTCTTCACGGTTGCCCAATTCTCATCACCCATGTGGACACAAGCGAGCAGATCTGACAAAATCACCCTACCCTACGCCACTTGGCTAACCTCCCATCCAGTAATAAAAAAAACGTAATTTCTGGTCTGATAACTCATTGTTATCGGTTCCGAGCCACACAACCGGGGGACACATGGATAAGATCACACTCTCACAAGCCGTGCAAGGCTACCTCATCGCCGCTCAGGCCAGGCGACTCAGCCCGCACACAATAGCCGACTACACCAACTCATTCGGCAAGCTCCAGCGCCACTTTCCAGACGATCCCCTCATCGCCTCTATCACGGATGATCAGGTCTGTGCTTTCCTCAACGCACAGACTGGCATCTCAAAAAAGACCCTGCTGAATATCCACGTCGGTCTATCCGCGCTCTGGACTTGGTGCGTCAAAGAAGACATCGTCCCCCACAACCTCATCCGGGATATTGATGCTCCCGATCCAGAGATACGCGCCATCGTCCCCTTCACGGAGACTGATGTGCGCGCTCTCCTCAATGCACTCGCCAAGTCACGCCCCTACTCTCGACCCGGCAAGCGTGAATGTACCCACGGGCTGTGCTCCGCCCTTAGAAACCGTGCCGTGATCCTCACTTTGCTGGATACCGGCATCCGTGCCACAGAACTGTGTGAGTTGAAACTGTCCAACACCGACCTGACCAACAAGCGGTTGCTTGTCTTAGGCAAAGGAACCAAGGAGAGAGTCATTCCGTTTTCAGCCTCAACCGCACAGGCGATCTGGCGTTACACATCGACCCGACCCACTCCACAAGATAATGCCGACCGTGTTTTCCTGACGATTCAGGGTCATCCACTCGAACGTTACGACCTGATCAAACTCTGTCACCGCGTCGGCGAGCGCGCCGGCGTGCCCGATTGCCACCCGCACCGATTTCGGCACACCTTCGCCATCAACTTTCTGCGCAATGGCGGCAATGCCTACGCCCTGCAAACCATCCTGGGACACTCCACAATGGAGATGGTGCGCCGCTATCTCGCCATCGCCCAGGCCGACATCGAAACCGCCCACCGTCAAGCCTCCCCCGTCTCCAACTGGCGTCTCTAATCCTAACTCCCTTCCCCCAATCCTTGGGAGAAAGGGCGGGGATGAGGATCTTCTCCCCTTCTCCCGATCTTCGGGAGAAGGGGCCGGGGGATGAGGGCCTAAGTCGCCACTGCCACCTTATACATTGTCTCCACCCCATTCACAACGATCACGAGTGGCAGATACCCAGTTGAAGATACCGCCCCGGCCACGTAAGCATCAATAATCGCCCAAGGTCGGGTCCGTTTCAACTCCTCGACCTCCCGCTCGAGTTCGATGATGCGGGCAATCAAATTGTCCTTTTGAGCATCCAGCGTCAGCGCCATTCTTGCACCACCAGTTCAACCCCGCTTGGCGTCCACTCTCGTGCCATGATCCGAATGTCACCCTCGAACACCCACTCTGGCGACTTGAGAAACAATTGGCAACTGACCAGATCGCCCACGTCATAATCGGCGAATAGACTGGGCTTTTCATTCAACACCGAAATGCTGATCGCATTCGTTGGCCATGCCAACTCTGCCAACTTGGCAGCAGCGTGAGCATCAATCGTTGCTTGCGAAGAAATGGACGAGTTGACTTCCTTCCATTCTCGATACCCCGATACGGCTCTCGCCTCTGCATCGTCCTCCGATTTCACATACCGCTCAGGCCCCCAACTGGCTCCATTCCCCGCCATCTCGATGTGATTTGCCAGGTTGCCCTGCCGTGTGAGTCTTGCCTTGGATACATTCTTACCCTCGACCAGATAAACCTTTCCGCGCGAGTCCTGGCCGCGTCTCTCGTACCAGTTCGCTTTGAACGAAAGAACGCCTCCGCTATAGGCCGGGATCACGGCAAAATCCGGCCCCGCAGCGTCAGAAAGCTCTTGAGACTGTCGGAACAACTCGTGAAAATGGTACGCCTTGTCAATGGCTGTCCCGCCTGTATAGATCGTGTCAATCGTGATCCCGGTTGGAACAATGCCATTCGCATCGTCAATCAGACCTTTGAAAATCATTCCCGGCGCCGTCGCGCTAAATAGCCTGTTCAGGCCCGTCTCGCGCCAGGTCAAAATGTATTCCCCGCTGTACGCGCTCTGCGTTATTCCATCCTCATCCTGATCTTGCGGCAGATCCAGCACGCCTCCCCAGGCCGGCAACCCAACGTCTTCGGAAAACCTGAGATACAGCCCGTTGCCTTCACGCAGATAGTCTCGCCTGCATGCAGCGTCTACATAAGGCAAGTTGAACCGGGCCATTCCGATCCCGTTCAACCTCCAGGCGACCGACTCCCAACTCGGAACAATATCGGCCAGCGCATGGAAACTCTGATCGCAGATTGTCGCCTCGATTGTCGCCACTACGTGTATCCTCTCTCATCCTCGACGAGAAATGTGGAATTCTCCGGCGTAACGGGTTTGAGCGCGCTGATGAGTTGATGCAAAAGGTCGAGCATAGCATCAAATGACTGCAAGGCCAGCGTGTCGCTCATGGCATAGTCCTGCCCGGCCAGTAACCCCCCCGGATCCGCTGGCGGCACCTTGAAATACGGCAAAAAGCCCCACGAAGCCAGGTATGAGTACGGCACGCCCCACCCGGTCGGCCATCCGTCGCCGAGCAATGTCATCCTCATCCAACGCGCATTGTTGGCGTCAACCCAAAATTTCAAGTTCGTTCTCATTCGATGTACCTCCGGTCGAACAGAATCTCTACCTCGACGCTGACCGTTCCCGTGTCACTCCACGTCAGCGTATTATTCCCTGTTACCAGCCTCAGCCAGTCCAGTCTAGCCCCGCCCACCTCCGTGAGCGCCTGCCGTTGATTGCTATTATCTGCCAGCAGGATCACGGTCTTGTTATCCGTGTCTATTTCAAGCGTCTGGCTGATCTGCATTGTCAGTGTGACTTGAACCGACTCTCCCGTCGTTGAATTGGTCAGCGTCACAGCCAGGTCATAGTTGGACTGCTCGGCCCCGAGGACAACCACAGGCGTAAAGGTTGAGTTAAGTGTGAGCGTTGCGTCAGCCAACTCACTATACACGGTTGCTGCAGGATTTGCGTAACCATACATGTCGAAACCAACATACTTGCTTCCCGCCGTTATAGCTGCATTAAACGACCATGCACGCCAAGTCGAATCACATGTTAATGAAACATTTGCTTCAGTTGCCCAAGCGCTGCCATTCACAGACGACACGACACTGAGCGTATCACAGTATACCGTGGTACGGTAGTATTCTCCATTTGAAAAATTAGCAGATGTGATGCCGCATGGATTATAGACTGTAAGTCGTGCTTTCCCCGATCCTCCTGTGCAGACCATTGCAATGCCGACATCTGTCCACGGAGTAGCCAGGGTTCCATGATTTGCGCTTGTCAGAGACGTAGCCTCTCCGCCTCCTCCAGTCGTATAGTAAGCATTTAATTCCCAGGCTGCAGTCCTGAGCCTATCATCCTCCCCAAACACCTCATACACCCAACTCGTATTAGTGCTGTGATCCAACTCAAACGCCGGTTTGTAGTTATCGTCCACCGTCGGCGCGCTCGCTCCGGCGTTTCCATAGAGGATCCAGATGTCGTGCTGAATCCAATACGCCGTTGCGCTGGCAGCATGGGTGGCCGCTGTAGTCCCTTTCGCCCCACGGGTGCAACCGGTGAACTGCTTATTTGCGACGCTTTTACCTGTGTAAGTGATCGCCTCAGTGTCAATATAGAGAATCCCGGTGCTCGGCCAGTTCGTGATGTCAGTCGTTGAAGTCAATGTCGTGCCGGTCGTGTCGCCAATGACCGCCATCGTCGCCGTCTGGCTTGCCAAAAAGTTCAGGTTGCACCACACCTTCGTAGTCGCAGTGTTGATCCCGTCCAGCCACCGAGCAACCTCCGTGCCATCCACCTTCACGCGCAAATCGTCCCCGTTCGCCTGCATCTTGCTGGCCGTCACAAGCGTCTGCGTGTCAAAGCCGTCATTACAAATGTCCGTTGGATAATTCGTGGCCGCATCGCTGGCCATCCACTTGACCGGGATCCACCGCTTGTAACTCCAGACATTTCCGGTCTTGGCCGTCTTGGGCGTGATATAGATCACAGGATAGGCATCGTCGTCCCCGTCGTTGTTCACCACAAAAGAGCCGGTTGCCGCGATCACCCGCCAGAACTGCGCCCCGTCCCGGCTTCGCCAGCGCACCTCCTTATCCACGGCAAACGTACTCACCAACCCGTGATTGCTATTCTGGAGAGGCTGGCACGCCTCGCACTTCACATTCAGCCAGCGCGCCTTCCAGTCCGCCGCCAATGAGTTGGCATACAGCGCTGCCACCTGCGTCGCGGTCAACGCCACACCCATCACTAACACGCCTTCCAGCAACCCGTTGCATTGATTCGCTCCACTTGTGTCGCTTCCAAAATAGAGAAAAGCCCCCAGCGTCGGAGCCGTATAGGTCGCTCCGGTCGCCACGCTCGCCCCATTTATGTAAATCGCCAGTGCTCCAGACGCCCATGTGAACTCTAGGTGCATCCACGTCCATGCACTGAACGTCAGCGCCGCCGTGCTGATGGTATTTATTCCATCCGTAAAATAGAGTTTATCATCCGCAGCTAGATAGTATGCCTTGAGATTTCCCTCGGAAAACAAGTAGGGTGACGTCTGTGTCGTTGTGCTTGCATTGGGATAACGCCACCATAGTGCCACCGTCCCTGCCGTCGTAGAGATCGGATTCGTTAACTTGCAACTCGCTGCCGTCCGACTGCTGGTGCTGGCATGGGCCGTTCCACTCCAGCTATGGCCCGTTCCAAGTGAACCGTCGCAGTAAGGCGTGGCGTAGGCTTTTTGTTCCACTTGAACTGCGTCCACGTAGAGTGTGCGTCCATCCCCGACATACCAGCCTGCATTATGCGTTTCCGTCGCCGCAGCAACCAGGACACTGGAAATAATTTTATACCATCCGTCTCCAAGAGAAGTGATGGATGCAGTGGTCATGGCAATATTTGCCAGTAACAGATTATAGATGTCCCCCGCCGTCACCGCAGCACCGTCAGCACGTCGGGCACAAAGCGAAAGAATGTAGGGTTGACCAGCAATATAGGGCACGTACGTAACAAAATATTTACCCCCGCCTTCGATACATTTTGCTGAATATGAACCGACGTGGGCAAAGTTTGTGCTTTGCGTGATAGAATTTCCAGCCCCAGGTAACCACCCGGTCGTGTTCGTTTCAAAGCTGGGATTCGAGATGAGGTTCGTTGTCGCCTCTGCAATCTGCACCGCCTTGCCGAACCTTCCTGGCCGCCAAATCACCCCGCCAGTCACCGTCCCGATCGTATCCTGATCGAGTAAATCTCGCGGCGCATACGTTGATCCACTCCGCGCCACGTCCCACGGCCCTAATGCCAGCAGCACGCTCGACGGCGCAACGCCGGGGATCACCCCATCCGCCGCCGTCAACCGTTTCAGTTCCTCCCGCTCGTAATTGGCCTTCTGCAACAACACCAACCGCGCGGCCTCGCGTTGCGCCGGCGTAAGCGTATCGCCAAAGATCGTCGTCATCGTCAACTTGTGACCTGGTCGGTCCAACCCGCTGAGCACCGGCCACGCCCCGAACCTCTGCCCGAGTCGTGCATTCACCTGCGGCAAGCCCATCGCATCAGGCGCAAACGACGAAAGCCAGTTAGAATTGTCGCAAACTACCAGATCATCAATCGCAAACGGAATTGGATGCGTCATCTATCTTCCTCAGCACGCCCCGTGCCAGGCACGGCACGCATAATCGTTTCTTATCAGTCCCGCCTCACACCCCTCTCCTGCGCGTACTCGCGCGGGGGAGGGGACGGGGGTGGGGGGATTCTACCTCCCCAGCGCCAGCGCATTCAACTGCGCCATCATATCCCCCGCACCGCCCACAGACGGGAACGTCTGCCCGCCGTACATCGCCAACTGATTCGGCCTCGAAGCCGACGCCGCCATAACCTGCATCAGTGCCCGCATCGTCCCGATCAACTCAGCAAGAGAATTGTTCGGCGTAATCGTCCCATTCTGTCCAGGCCAAAACAGTTCAGGACCGCCTTCCCCTACCAGTGAAGGTATCCCGCCAAACACACTTCCGCCTCCTGCCCTACCAGGTGCTTGATTACCCTCAATAAGATGCTTGAAATTCATCAGTGCTTGCAAGCCACCCTTGAACTGAGACCCCAAACCAACCGACTCGTACACAGACTTTATAAAATAGGCACCAAATGCCCCCCCAGCCTCAAGTGCCGCAGGGGCGAGGGATTCGCCCAACGATATAGCCAATTCACTCCAGATTGGTGCCCATGTCGCTGCATTCGTAAGCACTACCTGTGCGCCAGTCACCAACCCACGCCCGGCCCTCTCTCCAAATGCAGCTAACTGCGCCTGAGTAGTAGGATCCTCAGCCCACTTCTTCAGTGTCTCAATTAGTCTGTTCATTGTTGAGGGAACCTGCGTTTGCGCCCCCTCCTTCCCCGTCACCCACTCCCAAAACTTCCCGCCCCACTCCTTCAACTTGGGCCATATAATAGTATCCCACCCTGTCTGTACCTCAGACTGAATTTGCTGCCATAATCCATCCAAACCCCCTTTTTCAAAAGCAGCAGTCAATCGTGTTACAAATCCCCCCAACCCTTCCCCAATGCCTTTCAACACGGGGTCGAGTAAAGTCGGGGCTTTATCTGCAAGTGCTCTCACAGCACGGTCTAGAGGTTCAAGCAATGGCTCAGCCAACGTCAATAGTGATGTTTCCCACTGAGACTTGAGTCCCTCCAACGCACCTTTCAACCCCTTCATCCGCGCCCCGGCTAGTTCAGATGCCGCTCCCGCCTCGGTAACAGCTGTTAGCATCTTGTTGTAGCTATCCACGCCACCCGCCAAAACAATATTCGCGGCGCGGATAGCATCACTCCCAAAAATTGTAGCTAGGGCTGTACTACGTTGTTCCTGGGTCAATCCCCCCAATTTATTTGAGAATTCAGCAATCAAAACTGCCATGTCCCTCATATTGCCACTAGAGTCATAGACTTTGATCCCCAAGTCATTCAAAGTATTGCTCGCAGCCTTGGTTGGAGCCTGAAGACTGAGAAACATTTGCTTCAGACTGGTACCGGCGTCACTTCCCTGGATGCCAGAGTTAGCCATTTCACTGATCATGGCCACGACATTCTGAATCGGAATACCAGAGGCCGCAGCCACCGCAGACACCATCTGCAATGAGTCTGCCATGTCAGTCACTTCACCGCTTGAAGCATTCGCTGCCGCTGCCAACAAGTTGGCAACCCGGTTCGCATCCGAGCCTTTTAGCTTGAATGAGTTCAACGCATTTGCCGCAATCTCAGCCGAACGTGCCTCAGAAAGATTGCCAGCGGCCGCCAGTTGCAATGTTCCTTTGGCTGCTGCCAGCACATCCTCAACTGATAACCCGGCTTTTGCCAGTTCTGTCATCGCTTCAGCCGCATTTCCGGCGCTCGTAGCTGGCAATGACATGTCAGCCCCAAGTTCTTTAGCGAGTTTGGCGACCCGAAGCATCTGATCACCAGTCGCGCCAGAAACAGCCTGGAACATGTTCAACGACGACTGATAATCCATTCCAACATCAAGCGCCTGTTTCCCTATACTGACAATTCCCTCCGTCACCTTCCTGAAACCTGTTTCAATAAGCCCACCCAAAGCAACACTGATGGCATTCTTCAACACCCCGCCCAATTCACCGGCCCAACTCTTGGCCTTCGTGCCAGACTTGTCCAACTCCCGATTCAACGCATCAGGATTAGCCTTGAGATACAGAATCGCATCACCCAGCGTGATCGCCATCTATGCCACCTTCTTCCCCTTCTCCCAATCCTTGGGAGAAGGGGCTAGGGGTTGAGGACACAAAAAGAGCGACCGCGCGCCCATCGCGCGCCGTCGCCCGTCCAT